ATGACGGGAGAGAGCCACGCAACGCGCATCCGAGCGCTTCGTGAGCGCCTCGAGTTCACGCGTGAGGACTTCGCCAAGCTGATGGGCCTCCCCACGGACTACCTCATCGACGTCGAGTGCGGTGACCTCGTACCCGACGGCTCACTCGCTGCGCTGTTCGAGGCACACCTGCACGAGATCCCCTCGCAGGCCTGGCATTCGCACGTGACGAAGGAGAACGGCGGGCGCCCGTACGTGATCAACATCCGTTGCTCAGGGCATCCCGTGCAGCAGCCGCGCCTCGGCGTCGAGGCATTGGAGCGCCCTCCCCTGGTCCGCGCCACACTGTTCCCCATGGGCTGGCATTTCAAGCCTCTCCACCATGGCGACATGACCTCGGCCAAGATTCGGCCGAACGGCGACGCCGACCGAGAGGTACTCCGGGATGTGTCAGGCCGCGTTGGGACATCCACCGGGGCATGGGCACCGGACTCGGAGCGGGAAAGCCGCCCTGCGATACCTCCCTTGGCCGATCGCCCTCGCCGTACCTGGGGCGCCTCTCACACGGACGACTACTACCGCTTCAGCTTCAGCTGCCGGCGGTGCAGGGACAGTGTTCCGATCCGCAACAGCAACGACGTCGAGGCCATCCTCGACGAGCTCGCATCGCGCAACATCCACGCCGTGAACCTCGACGACCTGCGCACCTACCTCGCAGCTCTTCGGCGTACCTCGGCATAAATCGCAGTTGATCCGGTATCATCGGCATCACGGACGGGCCCCCGTAGACGGCTCTTAGACATAGACCTCCCAGCGGAGCGTTAATTCGCTCTGCCTGGGAGGTTTTTCCATGTCGGCCACGCCCACCACCGTCCGCCGCTGGGGCTCTATCCGAGCCGCCGCCGCCGAGTTCGGCATCCACGTCGATACGGTCCGCCGCCTGATCTCACGCGGCGACATCTACGCCGAGCGCATCGGGCCGCGGCTCATCCGCGTCGACCTCGACTCGCTCCAGGGACGACCGCTCGCCTACAGGGGCGGTGATGCGGGTTGAGCGGCGCAAAGAGAATCCGCCCCGCAGGAAGCGAGACGGATTCGGAAGTCTTGGCGGACTCCTTCCAGTTTCGCACTGCAGCCACGGATCCGCACGCGCTCGCTGACGATCGCCACGACGATGAGGGCTGACGTGGGCGCTGGACTCGTCCTCTCCGCCCTGCGCGTCGCCGACGAGCAGGGACTGGACCACGCACCCACGCGGCTCTATCTGGCGATGTCAGTACGGGCGCTCGACTCAGACCCCACTCCGAGCTACTGGGGCGGCCGAGACGCGCTCAGCGAAGCCCTCGGCAAGCGGGGGCCGGCTGGGCACCGCGCGGTGACTCGTGCGCTGGAATCGCTCACCCTTGCCGGTGCGATCCGCACGAAGGGCGCGGCTCCGAATCGGAACGCTCGCCACTACCTGCTGGATGGCGCCGGGAACGCGCTGACGCCTGACGCAAACGAAGGACGGTCACCGTCCTCCGATGACGGAACGAAGGACGCTGACCGTCCCTCGAACGAAGGACGGTCAGCGGACCAACGAAGGACGGTCAGCGTACCGACGAAGGACGCTCACCGTCCCGCAGAGGAGGAACAGGAGAAACATGAGGAAGGGGGCCGCCCCTCCCGATTCTGTGACCGCCATCAGCCCAACGGCTCGAGCGGACCGTGCGGCGCCTGCGGCGAGGCGCGACGACGCGCGGACGCTTGGCAGCCGCCGAAGCGTCGCCCCCGCGACTGCACGACGGACGGGCATCGGCTCGTCGCTGACGGCACATGCATGCTGTGCGACTACCGACCCGACGTCACGACTGGCACCCTGATCGCAAGGGAGCTCGTGCGATGAAGATTCCCGCCCCCAAGCCCGCGAACTTCGATGCCCTCTCGGCGGCCTGGAATGACCCTGAGGCGTTCGCTCGCGAGCTGAATGCCTACTACTCCCAGTGTCTCGCCGCTGCCACGGATCGAACCGAGCCCCGGCACCCCCGCGAGCTGCCCTCTGCTGAGAGGACGGACCGCCAGTGACCGCCGACGCCGCCTTCGCCGCGTTGAGCTTCGCGCTGCAGGACATCGTCCCGCCGTGCGACGGCGACCCGCGATTCATCCTCGAGCCGCGCGAGATCAGCAGGTCTGAACTCTGGCACCTGTCGATCACGAAGTGCCGCGGGTGCCCCGTCCGGAAGCTCTGTGCCGCCTACGGCGACGCGGCCAGGCCAGAGGCGGGTATCTGGGCCGGGAAGACCTACGGGCCCGGAGCGCGACGCCGACAGCCGAAAGACCCCAACCCCGCAGCCACCCCGGCTGCACTCACCAACCAGGAGTATCCATGCCCATTGACCAGTACCTCGTGAACCGCGCCGCAGCGAACTACCCGCTCCCGGCCGTGAAGACGATGACACTCACCTTCCCCAGCATCCGCGCCGGCCACCGTGCGCGGTCGGTTGCGCACGCCGTGTTCACGCTCGGCCAGCGCCACCTCAGCAACCTGCAGGCCGCGGCACGGCACGAGGACGCCGATATCGCCCCCGAGCTGCTGCAGGAGCTGCGCACCGAACTGACGAAGACCCTCCAGGCCCAGGCCGCGGCGATGTTCGACGACCCGTCCGACGGGCTCCGCCGGCAGGCCGAGCGTGCCCTTGCCGCCGCAGACACCGCCGCAGCCCCGTACCGGCCCCGCCTCGACCCGGAATCGTCCACGCAGATGCTCCGCACCGCCCAGGCGTGGGAGCACGCCGTGCAGCCGTCGCTCGAGGCCGGCAAGCCGTGGGACCAGATCATCCCGACACTCGACACGGACGGGCTCCTCGCCGTGGAACGCTTCGCACCGGCCCATGAGGCCCGGATCCGCGACGTGCACCACCAGCACGAGGTTCCCGAGGTGCTCAGCAACATCGCCGCCGCCTCCGCCCGACGCGTCGCGGAGATCGCACCGGCGGAAGGCCGCGCGGCGTTCAAGGACCTCGAGATCGCCGCCGACGCGGCCGGGTACGCGTTCGGCATCATGGCCCAGCTCCGGCAGTCCAACGGGCGCGACGCCGTGGGGCTCAGCATCACCATCACCCGACAGGCCTACGCGGTCGGCGCCCAGCTCCCCGCCGAGTCGTCGCCGGCCGCCCTCGCCGCGTACGAGGCCGAGATCGGCGGTGCCCCCACCCCTGCACCCAACGCCATCGACTACAGCACGGCCCTGGCGTAACCAGACCGGGAGCGCCGCGTGTCCCTGCACAGCGCGCGACGCTCCCCCAACCCTCCCGGAGCACACATGACTCGTGAGAGCTGGGCCGGCCTAGGCCCCGAGTGGGACCGCGACTTCCTGAACGGCCCCCGCAACCGCGGCAAGCAGGCAGCGATCCTCGCCACCGACATCGAGTTCGCGCATCAGTGGGTCAACACCATGACCGCGCTCGTCGCGCAGAACCTCGACGACGGCGAGTTCGTGAACGCCCGCATGGCGGCGCTCAAGGACTGGGACCGGGCCCGCAAGCGCGAGCAGAAAGCGATCCACTACCGGTTCAATCCCCTCCGCCGTTCCCGCCGACTCATCGAGCGCGACACCCGGCAGGCACTCAGCGGCCCCACGACTGAGCAGATCGCGGAGCTTCGCGCGAACCTCGAGGCTGTACGAGCCGAGTACGCCGCCCGCCAAGGGCAGGAGACCAGCGAACCGCGCACGACGCGCCCTCGCCCCGCACAGCGCGCCCCACGCGCCGCCACGCGCTCGGCAGCCACCCCGGCTGGGCCTGCGCTGCACCCCGGGCTCGCCGACCTCGACGAGGGCATCCGGAGCGACTACCAGGCCCTCGCACCCGACCTCGACCTGGTCACCACGCCGGACGACACCCTGCGCACGACGTGGGCTGAGCTCAACCCCGGCATGAGCGGCGAGCTCATCGAGTCCGTGCTCGCCGACATCAACGGCACGTGAGCGACCGCACCATGCCGCCGCTTCACCGAAAGGCACCCGCTCTCCCCTACGAACAGGAACCCGACCATGACCCACGACATTGACTCCCAGGTGGCGGCCTTCGCCACCCAACTCGAAGACAGCCCCGGGCTCTTCGACATCGACCAGATCTTCGCCGACGTCTCCGCCCTCCTCGAGCAGATCGTCTCGGCGGAGGATCACCAGGACGCGGCCGTCGCAATCCGGGAGTTCGCCGACGCGCGCGCGCACGACGACGACTACGCGAGGGCAGTCATCCTCGGTACCCTCAGCCAGCTGAGCATGCACATGGCACTCGCCGCACCGATCGGCGATCTCCCCGGCGAGAACGGCCTCCTCCAGCGCTTACTCCGCGTGGTGTACGCGGTCCGCGGCCTCGGGATGGGGGCGCTCTGATGTTCAACGCAGGCGCACTGGTATTCAAGATCCAGTCCCTCGGGCGGGCCGCAGCTGAGCAGGACCTCAAGGCCGCAGGTGACGCATTCGACAAGACCGGGAAATCGGCGAACGATGCCGCCGGGAAGATCGACAAGACCGGCACCGCGACCGAGAACACAGGGAAGAAGGCGAAGGCCGCGAAGGCTCCGCTCGAGGACCAGGCGAAGGCCACGGACGAGGTCGGGAAGAAGTCCGAGGACGCCGGCAAGAAGCAGCAGTCGCAGGCCGTCTCGACCGAGAAGCAGATCGAGACGGCGAAGAAGCTCTCGGCGGCTTTGACGATCGCGGGCGTCGCCGTCGCTGCGATGGTGACGCTGTCTGTCGCTAAGTGGGTCGACTTCGACCAGCAGATGTCGAACACGAGCGCCGCAGTGATGGCGAACGCGCAGGAGCAGCGGGATCTCGCCGAAGCGGCGCTCGAGGCCGGCGCGGACACGGCGTTCTCTGCCCGGGAGGCCGCCGCGGCGCAGGAGGAGCTCGCGAAGGCAGGGCAGTCCGTGTCCCAGATCGTGGGCGGTTCTCTGAACGGTGCGCTCGCTCTCGCTGCCGCCGGGCAGCTGCAGGTGGCGCGGTCGGCCGAGATCATGGCGACCGCGCTCACGCAGTTCGGCCTCGAAGGTGATGACGCCGCACACGTCGCGGACGTCCTCGCCGCCGGCGCCGGCAAGGCGCAGGGCTCGGTCGACGACCTGGCGCTCGCGCTCGGATACGTCGGCCCCCTCGCGAAGTCCGCCGGATGGGATATCGAGGAGACCGCGGGCACGATCGCCTACTTCGCCACGCAGGGCATCATCGGCGAGAAGGCCGGCACCGCCCTCCGCGGCGTGCTCGCGGGCCTGCAGGCCCCGTCCACGGCGGCCGCCCGCGTCATGGGCGAGTACGGCATCAACGTCTACGACGCCAGCGGCAAGATGCTGTCTGCCGCGGGAATCGCCGAGCAGCTGAAGACGAAGCTCCGCGGACTCACGGACCAGGAGCGCCAGGCCGCGCTCGGTCGCATCTTCGGCAATGAGTCGCTGCTCGCCGCCACCCTGCTGTACGAGGGCGGCGCACAGGCCGTGAACGAGTGGACCGACGCGGTCGACGACTCCGGATACGCCGCGGAGCAGGCCGCCATGCGGCAGGACAACCTCGCGGGCGACGTCGAGAAGCTCGGCGGCGCGTTCGACACCGCGCTGATCCGGACCGGGTCTGGCGCGAACGACGTGCTCCGCGAGATGGTCCAGTCCGTCACCGCCCTCGTCGACTGGTACGGCGAGCTCCCGGCACCGATCCAGGGCACGGCGCTCGTGCTCGGTATCGCAACCGGCGCGATGCTGCTGTTCTCGGGTGCTGCGGTAGGACTCAAGGCGAAGTTCATCGAACTCAAGGCGCAGATGGACGCGTCGAACGCCAGCATCGCTCGGACAGCGCTCGTCGGTGCCGCAGCGGGGCTGGCACTCGCTGGCGTGGTCGCGATCGTGTCCCTGCTCGCGCAGCGGCATGCCGAGGGCCGCGCGAGGGCGGAGTCGTACGCGAATGCGATCGGTCAAGGTGAGAAGGCCGTGCGCGAGCTCGCGAAGACGAACCTCGCCGCAAAGGAGTCGTTCCTGTTCTGGGAGTTCGACTCCGGGTACGAGGCGGCGGAGAAGCTCGGCATCTCGCTCGAGCTCGTCACGGACGCCGCGCTCGGCAACGTGAGCGCGATGCAGGAACTCGACAAGCAGCTCGACGCCGCGGCCGACGGCAGCCTCGGGGCGGAGCAGGCCGTCACCCGTGTGACAGAGGCCGTGAAGGGCGAAGCCGAATCGTACGAGGAAGCGATGGAGGCTGCGAAGCGGAAGCAGAAGGTTGACGAGGGGGCCGGCGACGCGGCTCGGGAGCACGAAGACGCTCTCGCGGCGCTCGCCGGACAGGCAGTTTCGACCAGCACTGACATCGAGGGGCTGGCAGACGCCATCATGAACTTCGGCGCCGCGGAGCTCGATACCCGCGACGCATCACGGAAGTTCGAGGCGGCACTCGATGACGTCGGCGAGAAGCTGCAGCGTCAGAGGGATGCCTACGCGGAAGCGAACGGCTCGCTCGATGGTTTCGTCGCCAGCCTCGACACCGGCACCGACGCGGGCCGGGAGAACGAGTCCGCTCTCGATGCCATCGCTGAGAAGTCCAAGGTGCTCGCTGCTGCCATCGTCACGCAGACAGGCTCGCAAGAAGATGCCACGGCGGCCGTGCAGCGCGGGCGGGACGAGCTGATCCGCGCTCTTGAGCAGTTCGGCATCACCGGCGACGCCGCGGAGGAGTACGCCGACCGGCTCGGACTGATCCCCGAGCAGGTCGTCACCGCAGTGCAGCTCAACGGTACGGAGAAGGCGATCTCGGCGCTCGACACGATGCTGAGCCGCCTCGGAGCGCTCACCGACAAGACGATCACGGTCACTCAGTACAACCGCATGGTGCAGACGCGGGAGCCGGGCTGGGGCGTTCTCGACCCGGCGAAGCTCGAGCAGGCCGACGGTGGGATCGTGAAGTTCTTCGCCAATGGAGGCACCCACCGGGAGAACCACGTCGCACAGTTCGCGCGCGCGGGCACCTACCGGGTGTGGGCCGAGGACGAGACCGGCGGCGAGGCATACATCCCGCTCGCCGCCGCGAAGCGTGCTCGGTCGACGCAGGTGCTCAGCGAGGTGGCGAACCAGTTCGGCTACTCACTCGTCCCGGCAGGAGGCCTCACGGCCGGAACGGGCGCGGTGTCAGCCCCGGCGGCGGCCGGCGACGTCAACATCAACGTCCACGCCCTGCCCGAGCCCACAGCACGTGAGGTGGTCGACCTCATGACCGCCGAGCTGCGCTGGCTCGGGAGGTAGCCGACGGGAGCAGAGCCCGCACCCCAGTGAAGGGCGGATCAATCCGTCGATGATGCCCTGAGCCTCGGCGACCAGGACCGGGGCATCATCGGATCACAGAGTGATGTGGAACCTTCGGAAATCACCTGGATTGTCGCTTTCGTACCGGTAGCGAACCGTCAACTTCTCAGGCGATACACCCCAAGCCCGCGCCACAAGAAACTCGAAGGAATCCCCGTACTCATACCGACCATCGAGGTGGCTAGTTTCCACGGTAGTGAGCGACTCAGCTGAATCTGGCTTCACCTCGAAGCTGTCGACCACGATCAACTGCTGGGATGTGTTTGTTCCTCTGTAGCGGTCGCCAGCTACATGCGACACCTTCCAGTCCGGGGGCGTCATTTCCTGGATCCTAATCCGGTTGGCAGTCTCCTGTGCCTCAGCCTGACGTATGAAGGCAGCGTTGGCCTCGCCCGCTAGTCGAGCACTCTCATCCCGGGCCCTCCGCGACTCGTCTCGGGCCGCATCAGCGTCGCGGCGACTATCGGTTGCAGCCTTCGCCTGCACGTATGCGAAAACTGCGGACGCCAGCGCGGCGACCGTTCCGAACAACCCGACCCACAGCATCGCTGCTTCCATTGGCCGCTCAGCTCGTCGTGAAGTAGTCGGGGTGACGAGCGTAAAGGGGGTCCTCGCCAGATCGGCTGACGTCCTTGAGAAACACATGGCGCCCCCACCCGAAGACACCATGCTTGTCGGTACTCCACCAAATGTCCACGATCCGGAATCGCCGATACTCCCGCGAAGGGATCAGAATCCCCTCACCAATCCGAAGGGGGACTTCGTAGTGCTCTTCCTGCCACGGCAGCTCGCCGTCAATCCAAAACGTTGTGAACCAAGGCCCGTCGTACATGCTTCCCCCTGATGCTGACCGCGCCCAACGCGCAGGCCCCCACAGCATGTCAGACCCGTCAGACATCGACTCCGACGGGAGGACGACTATGCGCTGTGCATAATCCGTCCTCGGGCGTCAATTCACTTTGGGGAACAACGTAGGAACGCCTTCCGCGCACGGCAGTCCCCGACTGCCTGATCCAGCATCGGCCGCGCGCGGAGCGCGCGGGCACGGGTACGGACCCAGACGACCTCACGGAGCGGGCTCGGGAGGTAGCTGCTCGAGCACGGGAGCGAAGACCCCTAGTTCAGGGCGCGGCGTGAAGGCATCCATGCGCCAGATGCACGACTCGTATTTCCCCGAGGAAACCTCTTCGACAAGCTGGAGCTCAACGAGCTTGGACATATCCCGCCGGAACAGTCGCTCAGAAGCTCCGTCATACATCTCTGCGATCGTCGGCGTGAGGTAACGGATCTGCTTCCTGCTCAGCGGTTCGCCATCGGGCATGGCTAGCACTACCGCGCGACGCCTGCGCGCAGTATCGGTAGACGGCTCGCTCTGGAAGCGCTCATGTACGTAATTGATCCATGCGACGCGTCTCTGATGGTCCTGAACTGCCCTGATCTGCTCGCGGAGTTGATCGCGAAGCCCGAGCGCACTGTAGCCGACGAATCCAGCAACGTCCCCAGAGCGGGAGGCAGCATCGAGACGCTCGTAGTAGCGCGATCGGGTGCGGTTGTAGTAATCCGAGAGAAGATTCGTGCTTACCCACGGAACAAGCCCGCAGTGCGCCAGAATTGCACACTCGATCAGACGAGCGGTCCGCCCGTTTCCATCTCCGAAGGGGTGGATCCAAGCAAGATAGAGATGGGCGAGTGTGGCGGCGAAAAAGACTAAGAAGAAGGCTTGATCGGGTGTCCGGTCACGCTTCGATGCTGCGTCATCGAGAATCGCATTGACCCAACGACAGAGCTCTTCCATCAAGTAGGGGACATCCGCTGCCGGCGCCCCTCGATAGTTGCCGACGACAATGGCGACGTCGCGATACGCGCCCGGATTCACGTGTTCAGCTACGTCAAGAGCCTCCATCAGCTCAGAGTGCTTCCCAAGGATCCAGTCAGGGCTGAGGCGGAAGGCGCCGTCCGATTCCCAAACCTCTTGTCGAACGCTTCGGAGCGCATTCAGAACGTTCAGGACCTCCTGCTCCAGGTACTGCTGAGATTCCGGCAGCCGACGCTTGTTGTCGAGGATGTCGTTAACCTCGTCCTCACTCAGCGTGTTCCCTTCGATCGCAGCGGACGCGAGCGCGCCCCGGCGCATGTAGACGCGCGCAAGGTCCCAGGCCACGCGGGGCTGCAGCGGAGCTCCGATCAAATGCTGACATTTCGAGTACGACTCACCGAGGTGAGCCCACACGACCTCACCGAGACTACGGGTCTCGAAATTGAAGGTGATCCAGGGGTGTGACTCTTCGTACGCCCTGCCATTTGCCGACATGATCAGACCGTAACACTAATTGGCCGTGTTTTTGTCCAGAGTAGTGTCCAGCACAGCGTCCAACTCGAAGGTCGTAAGAGGGAACTCGACGCCGTGACGGGGACCAGGTGACGGCTTAGCGTTCTACCCATGCGCAACCCTGATGCCTCTCCACCCACGTTCGAGGAGTGCCTCGAAGCGGCATACCGGGAGTACGCGCGCTCGTGGCTCGACGAGCACCCGTTCTCCGCCGAAGACTCACAGCCGCCCCAGCAGTCGCGGCCCTGTTCAGCTCAATAACTGGTCGGCGGCGCGACTACGCGCGAGAGCAGCTATGTTTCGCCGGCTGCTGAGAATGTGGCGCTCACGCTGGTCGATGAAAATCGCCGCTTCCACCTCCCTGATCCGGGCTGCGTCCTTCCTGGCGTGGAAGCCGGGCCGCAACGCTGCGATGAGGAAGATCAGGATGCCGAGCACGGCGACCCCGCCAAGCCATGCGAGGTTCTGGATGGAGCGCACAGCGTCCGCTTCTGCTGAACTGAGCACGGTGATCCATCCGACGACGGTCGCGATCGCGATCGCCCCGATGCCAGCGACGAGAGACGCCATCGCGACTGCGTTGTCTGACGCGGAGCCGCGTTCGGCTAGTCGGCCCCGGAGGAAGCGCAGCACGTAATCTGCCTCGCTTCGTGTCCGGTACTTCGAAGTCATCCAGCGGTCGAGCAAAGCGTTGGCTTGCGTTCGTTTAAGCGATGCCAGCGTCGCGATATCCGGATGTCCCCCTAAGCACATGGAGCCACCCTACCCAGTCCAGATTCGAGCGCTGCCCCCGCAGAGGAGCACGCGTGACACCGGCCCTACACCTTGGGCTTGGTCATCTTGATGAGTCCGTGCTCGGTCATGCCGAGCGCAGCGGCGAGCTCTCGCCAGGTGGCGCCTTGCTCGCGCGCTTTCAGGACCAGTTCGCGCCGACGCTCCAGCAGCACGGAGCGCTCCTGGTCGTGCTCCCGGATCTGAGCGCCGAGAGCACGGATGGTGTCAATCAATTCCGTCATATAACCATGTTACTCAACCCGGTTGACGAAGGCTAGGGGGCTATGTAACCTGGTTACATGCCCAGCATCGAAGCCCCCACCCAGCACCCCGCCGCCGAGGCACCCGCACTGACCCTCGACAGCAGCGCGCTCGAAGCCCTGCGCGACGCCAACGGCATCCAGACCGACACCGAACTCACCCAGGCCCTCTCCGTGCCCCCCGAGCACCTGCAGCGGCTCACGAACGGCAGCGAGGCCCCCTCCGCGGCATTCATCGCCCAGGCCATCACGGCGTTGCCCGGCGCGACGATTGCGAGCCTGTTCCGCCTCCAGTAGGCGTTCAACCCCGACTCGTCGGCAGCGCCTGCAGCTACAGTGCGATGCATGATCAGCATCGACGGGGCAGCCCTCATCGCCACCATCATCCCCATCGCGCTGCTTGTCGTCGGTCTGGAGATCCAACGGGTGCCGACGATGTACGCCACCGGACGGGGCGGAACCGTGGGCCTCTGGATCGTCGGGGCCATCCTGGTCCTGGGGCTCGTCCTCGGATTTCTCGCCGAGTACCTCTGCATCGCGGCCGTAGCGACTGGCGCCCCGCTCAACGTCGTCGACAGTCGGATCGTATGGGCAGGCCTTTACTTCCTCGGCCTCGGCGCCGGCTTCCTCCTCGCCGCGTCATTGCTCGATCGCCTGGGCCTACTCGAGCGGCTGGGCACCAAAGCGCACCGCAGACGCGCCGCGAGCCCCCGCCGCACAGCGCGCATGCTCGAGTACGTCGACACGCACCACCCCAGCTCCCGCACGAAGTAGCGGGGCCGACCGGTAACCCTCCATTCAATCGAGAGCACCCTCACTTGAGATGAGACGCTGTCGCGCGAAGGCCGGGCGTCGCGGGGGCGAGCGCTATACGAACAGCGCGGCACCAAGCCCGAAGACGATCACGGCAATCAGCAGGACACCGAGGATCGCAATACCCGCGCAACCCAGCCCCACCGTCCAGCCGAGCCACCTGTCCCAGTTGAGCATTTCGCGATGCTACCGCCCGCCTGGAACATTCGATGCGCCCACCCGACGCATGCTCGCGTGCCGCCTGCAGGCGAGAACCATCCGAATCGACCGGTCGATGCCCCTACGCGTGCGCGCGCGACGCGTGCCGCGCGCAGCCCACATCCGCGATTTCTGGGGTCCACGGTTGCACGCTCGTTGCACGCCGGCCGCACGGTGAGAAACGCGAGGCGCTGGCAGGAACGAGAAAAGCCCCGGGTAACCGGGGCTTTTCCTACTTGGTGGCAGGTGAGGGATTCGAACCCCCGAATGCTGAGCAGTCTGATTTACAGTCAGATCCCTTTGGCCGCTTGGGTAACCTGCCAAGTGCGCGCCCGCCCGGCTTTAGCAGTCGAGCGGAGGCGCGATCCCCGATATTACCCGCTTCGCGCCCCGCATAGAAATCGGCCCGGCGCGCCGCGCATCAGGACCCCGCGCCGTCCGATTCGAGGCCGGCCAGGGCGGACGGCAGACGCAGCAGCGCACCCTCGAATCGGCAGGTCGCGGCGGCGACTTCCATCGCCCGCTCGAGGAGCGTCGCCCACGCATCCTCGCTCGAGGGGTGCTCCACCAGGAGCGAGGCCACGGCCGAGGAGAGCACCGCATCCCCCGCTCCCATCGTGTCGACCACGGCGGCCGGCGCCTCGGCGATCGGACGGGTCACGGACAGCGCGGCGGTCGAGACGCCCGCGCCACCCGGTCCGCGGGTTCCCAGTACCGCGGCTGCTCCGGCGGCGAGGAGCCGCTCCTGGAGCAGGTCCAGGGGCTCGCCGTAGAGGAGGGCCGCGTCGTCCTCGCCGACCTTGACGAGATCCGCCCCGGCGGCGAGGGCTTCGAAGCCGCGGACGAACCGCTCGCGATCGTGCAACATCCCGGCACGCGGGTTCGGGTCGATCGCCACCAGCCCGTCCGTACCGGCGAGCGCCGCCGCCAGTTCCTCCGTCTGCGCCTCGTCGTCGAAGGCGAAGCAGCTGATCACGGTGATGGCCGCCGTCGCGATCGTACGGCGCTCCTCGTCACCGAAACGGATGCGCCGTGCGCGGGCGGCGTGGTTGAACTCGTACTCCGGTTCGCCGCCGGCATTGCGGATGCTGACGGCGCGCGCGGTGCCGAGGGGCGACGGGGTCGCCACCAGCCGCACCCCGTAGTCGTCGAGGTAGGAACGGATGTGGGTACCCGCCTCGTCGTCCCCGACCATCGCGATGAGCGTCGTCGGCAGCCCGAGCCGCGCGAGCCCCACCGCGACGTTGAGCGCCGCACCGCCGACGAACTCCCGCGTACCCGTCGCATCCCGCAACTCATCGATCAGAGCGTCGCCGATGACGACGACAGGACCCGTCCCGGGCATGCTCACGCTCCCTCTCCGGCGCGCACGCGTTCCACGAACGCCTCCGCACGATGCTTGGTGCCGTCGATACGCCGATCGACGCTCGCCCGGATCTCGCCCGGCGCCAGCGGCGCCGCGATCCGTACGTTCTCGTGGCAGGACAGATCGGCGCACATGTACGTGCCGACGCTGTCGCCGTGGTCGCCCGCCGCCCCGGCCTTGCGCGCCGTGAAGAGGGTCACCTGGTCGGCGGGCTGGGTGGTGTGGCAGACGTTGCACATCGCCGACCGCGCACGGCTCGATCCATCCGCAGCACGCAGGACGATGCCCACCGGCTCCCCGTCGGGCTCGGCGACGAGATATGCGCGCCCCCGGCTGCGCGGATCGCGCCAGGCGAAGAAGTCCTGGTGATCCCAATCCGTCAGGGCCAGATCGTGGGGCATGGCGACGTGACGGAGTTCATCCGCATCCGCGTTCACGAGCGCAGCCCGCAATAGGTCCTCGGTGAGTGCCCGCATCCGCACATTCTATGAAGACGCTCCGGATGCGGCGAGCCCGCCACGACGGCGGGCGTCCCAGTAGAATCGCGGCATGGCTGACTCCAGTTTCGACATAGTCGCCCACTAAGTCCTGTATGAAAGCCCCGGCCCGCAATCGCGGGGCCGGGGCTTTCGTCGTTTCGGGGTTAGGCGTCCCAGCTCGGAACGATCCGCCAGCGCTCGGAACGGTCGCCGCGGTGCGCGGCCGGCCACACCTCGATCCGGTCGATGAGGGGCCGGAGGATGGAGTTCTGCATCTCCGTGGTCATGCCGGGCCACAGGCGGGCCAGGTCGCGCGGCAACGCCTGCGGGGCGCTCTCCCGTACCGGGTTACGCGTCGCGGCTGTCAGGCGGGCGCGAGCGGCCGCAGCCTCCGCCTCGATGGCCGCGGCCGCGAGGCGGTATGCGGCCTCCGTGATCGTGCCGTCCGCGAGCCGGAGGGTGAGCTGGGTGAGCCGGTCATCCGAGCGGTCGAGCTGCTGCTGCGCTCGCCGGGCGGTCATGTCGACGCGCTCGGCGCGCTCCTCGGTGGAGGCCATCGCCTCGGCGACCCGGGAGAGGTCGGCCGCGTACCCGAGTACCCATTCCGTCACCGCGGCCTCGATGCGGTGCGCGGCGACGCTGACCTGCCGGACGACGTCGGTCCTGGATCCGCTCGCGCAGACGTAGAGCCGGCCGGCCTTCCAGGAGGTGTGCGTGAAGGTGCTCCCGCAATCGGTGCAGCGGATGAGGCCGGAGAGCATGGGCGCGCCGCGCCGGACCCGGACCGTCGTGCGCTGCTGCCGGGCCGCCACATAGGCGTCCCAGGTCGCGCGGTCGATGACCGGCTCGTGGATGCCCGGGCGGAACTCGCGCTCCCACACGGGCTGCCGCGGCGCGCTCGCCGTGGGCCGGTCCTTCGGGCGGGGCGGTGTCCTCACGAGGAGGCCGGCGGCGAAGCCGGTATCCATCACCTGATAGACGTCCTGGTAGTGCCAGGGGCGGCCGGTCCGCCCGCGCTTCACGCCGCTGTCGTTCAGCATCCGGCATATCTGCGCGCTGCCGGCCCCGGCGAGGTACAGGCGGTACATCTCGCCGAGGAGGGGAGCTGTCTCCGGGGCCGGGCGATAGCTCCCCTCCTCGATGCGGTAGCCGAACCGAGTCCCGCCCGTGGAGGGGAGGCCGCGGGCGACGCGGTGCTGCCGCGCCTCCTCCCACTGTTCGCCGATGCGCTCGGACTCGAACGCGGCGAGTTCGGTCATCACACCGCGCGCGAACCGGCCGGCTGCTGTCTGGTCGTTCGGCTCGGTCGCGGACTCGATGCGGCCGCCGGCGAGGTCTGCGCGATCCGCGGCGACGGCCCAATCCCGCCGGCTACGGGAGAGGCGGGACCAGCGCCATACGACGATGAGGTCGGCCTCGCCCGCCTCTACCGCGCCGAGGGCGGCCTGAACGCCCCGGCGCTGTTTCCAGGAGCGGCCGCTGACGCCGGGGTCGGACTCGATGCCGACGACGGTGTACCCGTTCCGCGCGCAGTGCTCGCGCGCTGCCTGTTCCTGGACTTCGAGGCTGATGCTCTCCTCGCGGTACGTGGACTGACGGGTGTAGATGATGGCTCGGTTCCCCGCCCGTACCGGGAGGCGGGAGAGCCGACCGGTCATGCCACTGCCACCGGCGAAAAGAGGTGGCCGAGGTAGACCTCGAGGAGGCAGTCGCGGACGCGGAGAACTCGCGCCCACAGCGCAGGGTGCGGGGTCGCGGCGGTGACGGCGACGAAGTCGTCGGGGTCGATCAGGCGCTCCGCGGCGAAGACGACGGCCTGTTCTGTCGTCGGGTAGTCGAGCACGGCGTGCGCGAGCTGGAAGGCAACCGTCGAGCGGATGTAGGTGCGGTCGCCGTCCCGGACTCTTATGGTCCTCGTGGTCGGGTGATAAGACCCGGCGTCCGGCGCGTTCATGTCGAAGCGAACGTCGATGTCGAGGGTCGCCGCTTCCAGGACCGCGTCGTATGCGATGCCCTGAGGTACGGCGATGAGGGTGTTCTGCATTGTGTGCTCTCTCCGGGAATGTGCTGCTGTCTCTCTCTAGCTACCCATCCGGTCCAACATGAGGGCCGAGCCCGTGGAGCTTTGCCCCGGCCCTCATAGGTCACGCCGTGCGCTTAGTCGTGCGACGCAGGAGTTCCTCCGCAAGCTGCGCGTCGGTGAACTGCCGGAGGGTTACCGGCTGCACCGCGACAGCGTCGGATACCTCGTCGGGGTCGAGGTAGCCGGCTGCGATCAGACCTTCCAGGGGCGGCCTCCCGTATACGCGGGAGACCTGTATTGCCTCGGCGATCGTCGGGGGCCGCTCGCCGCGCTTCCAGTAGGAAACCTTCGAGTCGGATACCCCCAGCCGTCGCGCAATCTCGGCCCCTGTCGAGTCGCCCGTGATGCTGCGGAGGTAGGTCCCCCAGTCGTTCGTCATGCCGGTATTCAAGCGGGTCACTTGCAGATCCGCAAGTCTGTGATGCTCGCGATACCCCGGAAACCCGCGTAACGGCGCGCAACCCGCCGAGAAAAAGAATCATTCTTGCGAGGTTTGCAAGTTGCCAATTCGGCACGTACCGTGGCCGGCATGGAAACCTGCAACATCGGCAAAGTCCCCCCGATCCGCATCGACTGGGCCTACGTCTCCGAGCTGATGGACGAGGCCAAGGTCCCCAGCGACGCCGAGCTGGCGCGCCGCGGGATGACCTCCCAGTCGACAATCACCCGCGCTCGCCGAGGTGCTGCCTCCGGCTCCGCAATCGCGGCGCTCGTGATCGCGTTCCCCAACGCCTCGCTGGATCGACTCATCGTCGTCCCCCGCGCGACAGAGGTCGAGGAGGACGCGGCATGACGTCCTCGCGCGAGGAAGCGTTCGCCGCCGCCGCGCGCGCATGGCTCGCCGCCGAGGCCCGCGAAGCCGCCGACACCGAACACGCGCACGCCGCTTAACCCCTGGAAGGAATACCCGTGTCTCCCACCCCCCTCGCCCGGTCCACCGACCTCGACACGTCCCACGCCGCCGTCCCCGGCCGGCGGAAGCGGGAAGTTCAGAAGAACGCGATCCTGTGGCTCCTCTCGACCATCGGGCCGATGACGGATCACCAGCTCGCCCACGAATACAAGGCGCAGATGATCGCGAAGGGCTGGCCGGCGACGCAGCTCGACTCGGTCCGGAAGCGCCGCGCCGAGCTGAAGTCCGAGGGCCGCGTCGTCGCTACCGGCCGCCGCACCGGCTGGGGCTCCGGTCCGTCCTCGATGGTCTGGGCGGTCGCCGAATGATCCGCCCGCTCGTCGCCCTGACCATCGTGCAGATCGCCGTCTTCCTGATGGGCATGACGTGCGCGGTCGTCTGCATCATCCAGTCCCGCGTTGACGGCTGGGCCGTCCTCGCGTTCGTCGCATTCCTCCTCCTTGTCGCGCTTACGCGGTTCGAGGAAATCGTCAGAAAGGCCACCCCGTGAACACCAACGTCTATACCTTCCCGCTGCCGTGGAGCACTCCTCCGCTGACCCTGAACGACCGGTTCCACCGCATGAAGGAGCAGAAGCTGACGCGCGAAATCCGGCAGACCGCACGCCGGCTCGCTGACGGGCTGGACCCGTTCGTCCGCCCGACCGTGACCCTGATCTGGCTCGTGACCACCCGGCACCGCCGCGACGTGGACAACATCGTCCCGACCCTGAAGGCGCTGTGCGACGGCGTGGTCGATGCCGGCCTCGCCGCGGACGACACACCCGAATTCATGCACAAGACGATGCCGATCATCGCCTACGCGAAGGGCCACCCGACCGCGCCGGGACTGTTCCTGACGCTGTGGGAGGCGGGGGAAATGACCCCGGACGAGAAGCGCGCGCTCGGGGAGGTCGAGCTGTGACCTTCCGCATGATCGATGACGGCTCCGACCGCGAGCGGTGGCTCGACCGCCGCACGGGCGGTGTCTCGGCTACCGACGCCGCGCGCATCATGACCGGCGGCGCTACCGGCTGGGCCTCGCTCCGTGCGGAGAAGGCGACCGGGCGCAGCTTCGGCGGCAACATGGCGACCCGCCACGGCCGGGAACGCGAGGAAGTGATCGCCGCGTTCGCCGAGCACGAGTTCGGGCTGATCCCCTCGACGGCGCTCCTCGCGCACGGCGAGCTGACGACCGACCTCGCAACGCCGGATGCGCTCTCGCTGCCGTACGCGCAGCCGTTCAACATCCCCGAGGAGGATGGGCTCGCCCTCGGTGTCGAGTACGAGGTCGAGGAGTTCGGCGAGTACAAGACGACCGTCAAGGACTGGCCGACCCGGAACGACATCCCGGCCCGCTACTTCTGGCAGATCGTGTGGCAGTTCCACGTGACGGGCGCTCGCCGCTGCCGGTTCGTGTTCGAGCCGCATGTCGACTTCGTCCCGATCTACATGCAGCCGCGCGTGTTCACGTTCGAGCGCCACGAGGTCGAGGACGAAATCGAGAAGGCGATCGCTCGCGTCGGCGAGTGGCGGTCCGCCGACCTGGAGGAGCTGCCCGAGGAGTTCCTCGAGCTGGACGACCTCGTGACGGCGCACACCCGCGCGAAGGAGTCCGCGGAGGCGGCGCAGGCCGTCGTGGACGAACTCGCCGAGCGCATCCGCCCGCTGCTGAAGGAGTTCGGCCGCCCGTTCGAGGGCTCGGAAGCCGTCGCCTCGCTCGGCGCGGAAGGCACCCGGACGTCATTCAACCGGAAGGCGTTCGAGGCGCGGTTCCCGCACGTCGCGAAGAAGTTCATCACCGAAACCACGGCCAAGGGCCGCCTGTCTATCACCGCAAGGAGCTAACCCCGATGCCTGACACCAAGACCACCCCCAAGCCCCGCGCCGCGAAGCCCGCGACGCCCGCCGGCCCCGCTACGGTCGAAGGCCCCGCGCCCACGACGCCGCTCGCGATCCTCCGCGCCCCGTTCCCCGCCGCCTACGTGTCGAAGCTGCCGAAGCAGGTTCAGCGTGACGACAAGGACCGCGGCCGGTGCGAGCCCGGGACGAAGTACTCGGCGGACGGCGTCTACTGCCACGGCTACCACGCCCGCTCCGTGCACCTCGACTACGTCGGCCACGCCGACGTGACCGCCCGCCTCCTCGACGCCGACCCTCACTGGAACTGGGAGCCGGTCGAGTGGGGCGAGGACGGGTTTCCGAAGCGGGACCGTGACGGCGGCATGTGGATCAAGCTCACCGTGGGCGGCGTGACCCGCCTCGGGTACGGCGACGCTCAGGGCAAGAACGGACCCAACGCCGTCAAGGAGGTCATCGGCGACGCGCTCCGGAACGCCGCGATGCGTTTCGGCGTCGGGCTGGACCTCTGGTCGAAGGCCGAGGCGCACGACTCGACCAACACCGAGGACGCTCCCCCGGCCCGCCCCGCGCCCGCTCAGGCGCAGCAGCGGCCCCAGGGCTCCCAGCGCCCCGCGGCGGCACGCACGGCCCCTCAGCGGGCACAGACGGCCGAAGACGGGACGGACTGGGTCGCGCTCGCCGAGGGCGCGGAGAACATCGATGCGCTCGGCGCGGTGTGGCAGCGTGCGCGTGCTGCGAAGGCCCCGGCCGGCGTCCTCGATGCCATCGCCGGCATCGCGTACAAGCGCGGAGCGAAGCCGAAGGGCGCGCCCGCCACGGAAGCCCCGACTGCGGAGCCCGCGCCGGCCGCCGAGGAGGTGCCGGCATGAAGTCGCTGATGGTCACAATCGACGCGATGCTGTGGGCCGCTCGCGCGGTCCTCCCGGCGGTGTCCAAGGATGACGTGACGCCGGTCCTCACCGCCGCGGAGTGGAGCGTGAAGGGCGATGTGGCGGTGCTGACCGCCACGGACCGCTACCGCGTCCACCAGGTCACCGTCCCGGTGTCGGAGGCGTCCGAGGGCGAGTTCCTGATGCCGCGCGTGCAGCTCGACTGGATCCGCCGGAACGCGAACGCCTACCGCTCGCCGCTCGCCCGCGTCCGCGTGTCGTGGTCCGAGCCCGAGGAGGGCGCGCCCGTCGCCTCCGTGCTCGGCTCCGGCGTTATCCGCGCCGAGGTCGTGTTCGGCACCGACGAGCTGGCGATGCAGCGGCGGCCGGTAAAGGGCGTGTTCCCGCCCGTCGCCCGCCTGTTCCCCGAGGGTGCAGCGGAGGCGGGCGAGATGGCCGAGGTCTACGGGATGAACCCGGACTTCCTGGCCGACCTGCGCGGGCTGCGGAAGGGTCGCCATGAGCCGCTGCGGTTCTACTCGCCCCGCCTGAGGGATGGGCAGCGGCTGGCGCACCCGATGCTCGTCACGAACGCAGACGGGTCCGCCCGTGCGCTTATCCAGCCGAACCTCCTCCTCGACGGGGCCGCATCGTGACCGCCGGAGACGAGGGCGCGCTCGCCGAGGTCGAGGAGGTCCGGCACCACGCCGAGGCGCTCCTCGCCACGGAACCGCACGACCCGTCCCGGTTCCAGCCGCTCATGACCGAAATCACCGTGCTCCTCGGCGACCTCGCGTCGCTCGGCGCTCGGCTGGACGAGGAACGCTACGCGGCCGAACGGGAGGCCGCTCGGGTGCACGCCGTGACGATGGGCCTGAACCGGGAGCTGGGGGTGACGTTCGCGAAGGCTGCCGCCGAGGTGGCGGCGCTCCCCTCGGTCGAGAAGGTCCACGAGTTCAAGGCGCAGTTCCGGTACCTCGACCGCACCATCGCGGCGCTGAAGGCCCGGCACTACGCGCTGATGAACCTCAACCGCGGGATGCAGTCGGCGATGTACGAGGGCGGCCGTCGTGGCTGAGCCGACCGCGAAGGTGCGTCGCGAAACGTACCAGCGGGACGAGCACCGCTGCGCCTCGTGCGGGGCTCGGGATGGGCTCACGTTCCAGCACCGCCGCGCAGTCGGGATGGGCGGGTCGAAGGTCCGCCCGACGATCGGCGATGGGCTCACGGCGTGCGGGCTCTGCAACGCCCGCTACGAGTCCGACATGCGGGCGGCCGCGATGGCGCACGGCTGGAAGGTCGCGCGCTGGGTGTATCGCCCCGAGCGGGTGCCCGTGTGGGACTTCGTCACGCACCAGTGGTACCGGCTCGACGCCGTGCTGCCCGTCCGCTACCCGATCACCGCCCGCACGGCGCGCCACATGATGCGCGTCGTCTATGGACCGGAAGGAGTGCCGGAGTGACGTGGTTCAAGGTCGATGACCAGCTCGCCTTCAACATGAAGGTGCTGTCGGCCGGCAACCCTGCGATGGGCCTGTGGGTCCGCGCGGGCTCGTGGAGCGCCGCGCAGCTCTCGGACGGCATCGTACCCGCGCCTATCGTCGCCGCGCTCGGCGGCTCCACAGAGGATGCCGCCTCGCTCGTCGCGGTCGGCCTGTGGCATGAGGTCGAGGGTGGCTGGGAGTTCCACGACTGGGCGGAGTACCAGCCGACCAAGGAGCAGGTGCTCGCGCAGCGCAAGTCGACGGCGGAACGCGTAGCGAAACACCGCGCAAAGCGCGGTGGCAACGACGGCGGTAACGAGTCCGGTAACGGTGTAGAGGTCGGCGTTCGTAACGGCGTTACAGGTGGCGCTACGTCCGACGTTTCGGCCGGCGTTAGTACGGCTGCCCCGACCCGACCCGACCCGACCCCTGTAATGACTGAAGTCATTACAGGTGGGAAGCCGCGCAAGCGCGGCACCCGCATCCCTGACCCCTTCGTCGTCACGGCGGATATGCGGGCATGGGCTGCGGATCGGACGCCGCTCGTGAACGTGGATGCCACGACGGAACGGTTCGTGAACTACTGGCGAGCGAAGGCCGGCAAGGACGCGACCAAGCTCGACTGGCTCGCTACTTGGCAGAACTGGCTCCTCCGCGACCAGGAGGACCGGTCTACGCGGAAGCTCACGCCGACCGAGCGCGCGAAGCAGACCGTGGCCGCGGGGCGCGAGCTGGCGGGCATCGCGATCACCTCCCTCGAACTGGGGGCGGCGTCGTGACCACCGAGGAGCTGACCGTCCTCCTCGCGCGTATCCAGGTCATCGACAACCGCCAGGTGGACGCGCTCACGCTCCAGGCGTGGGAGCCGCTCCTCGCGGGGATCGCGTACGCGGATGCCGTCGCGGCCGTGAATGCCCACTTCCGGGACACGACGGAATACCTCATGCCGGCTCACATCGTGCGGAGGGTGCGGGAGGCGCGGCGCGCGGCGCTGCCGTCGACCATGAGCCCGGCCCGGCCGGAATGCGCGCCGGGCGAGCACCGCCGGCTGGCGGATGGGACGTGCCTGTTCTGCACGCACCGGGAGGTGTCCGATGCCTGATCCGTGTGTGTTCGAGCAGCCGGCCGACCGTTGGCTCGCTGAGTTCCTCGCTCGCTCCGCCGCCCTCTACCGCTCGTCGCCGGAGTACCGGGGGCAGCTCCTCAACGAGCGGGCACCGATGTTCGCCCGCAACTACCAGCCGCACCTCGCGGCCTAACCGAAAGGACCGACCTCATGGCCGGAGAAACCGTCATCACCGTCATCGGCAATCTGACCGCCGACCCGGAGCTGCGGTACACGCAGAACGGGCTCCCCGTCGCGAACTTCACGATCGCGTCGACCCCCCGGAACTTCGACCGCGCGAGCGGCGAGTGGAAGGACGGGGACGCCCTGTTCCTCCGCGCGTCGGTGTGGCGCGAGTTCGCGGAGCACGTCGCCAGCTCGCTGACGAAGGGCTCGCGTGTCATCGCGTCCGGCCGGCTGCGGCAGCGGAGCTACCAGGACCGCGAAGGCAATCAGCGGACGTCGATCGAGCTGGAGATCGATGAAATCGGCCCCTCGCTCCGCTACGCGACCGCGCAGGTGACCCGCGCTGCCGGCGGCGGCTCGGCCCCGCGCTCGCAGCAGCCGGCGGCCGAGGAGCAGTGGGCGACCCCGCAGGGCTCGTCGGATGCCTGGGGTGCTCCCGGGCAGTACGGCGACGACACGCCGTTCTGATGCCTCGCCGCGTCCTCCCCGGGGCTGTGCCGCCCGCACGGCCCCGGGAGGCCCCCCTGACCCGCTGTAGGCGCTCCTGCTGCTGGAGCCCGTTCGGGCACATCGCCCCCACCCCCGGCACCTGCGGGTGCCACCCCTCGGAGGAGAAATGATCCACATCCCCTGCATCTCGACCTATGAGCGCATCGGGGCCGGCTGCTACGTGCTCGGCGAGCACCGCGTCGACTGCCGCGGTGTCGTGCTCGATGGCGGCCGGCTGACAGCCTGCACGGGCTGCCTGCCGCAGCCGGCGACTCACGGGCTCGTGTGCGAGTCGTGCTGGTCGCGCTACCGGGCCGCGCTCGACGTCGCGGTCGACCACATCACCCACATGCGCTCGATCGAGCGCGGACCGATGCCGGTCGGGCCGAAGGTCCAGACGGGCCGGCCGGGCTCGAAGGTCATCGTGCCGGTCTCGTGGCTCGATGCCGACGAGGCGTGGACGGCGCTGTGCGACGTCGCGCGCTGGGTCGACCCGCTCGGGTTCCTGGAGACCCAGGCCGGCGGGACCACCGCGTACGGTTTCGGGTCGCGTGACTCGATCGAGCACGTCCGGGACCGGGTCGCGCTCGCCGTGGACCTGCTGCGGCTCGCGGACCTCGATGTCGTGCGCCGGGACCGCTCAGCGAAGCTCGCGATCCGGTTCTACCGGCTCATGCAGGCGCTGATGTTCCGGTACCCGACCGAGGAGCACGCGCACACCGTCGCGTATGCGACGTGTCGCGAGTGCGGGAACCGGACGCTCGAACGTCGCCCGCCGCTCCGCTACGAGGACCCGATCACGGTCCGGTGCATCCACCCCGGCTGCGGGGCCGTGTTCCATCCCGCGCTCGTGGACTACGACCTCGCCACCTACCGCCAGCAGCTCGAAACCGAGCTGACGTCCTCTGGGGGTGTCTCGTGAGTGTCCCGACGCTGTCCCACGGGACACCGCCGGACGGCGGCGGGGACGTGAAGCTCAGGACAGGACTCAAACCGTCCGCGTTCGCGTCCGCGCTCCGCCCGGGCTCGAACTATGTATCTCTCCCGCTCCGGGTGGATGAGGGGCTGCGCGCGGTCACCGTCCCCGCGGATATCGGCCCGGTCGTCTGGATCGTCCAGCTCCGCACGGCGTGGGACACGGTCGAGCACCGGAGGGGGACCATCCGGGCGATGCTGGTCGCGCCGGTCGAGCCGCGCATCACCGAACGGTCGGTGCAGATCGCGGTCGACCGGGACCCGGACGAGGTCTCCGGCTACGAGCGGCACATCCGCGACGCGAACGGCATCCCCGAGGACGCTCCGGTCCGGTACGTCGGCGAGTTCGTGGATGGCCGGCTTCTCGGTTCCTTCCGCGAGCTGACCTGGTGGGAGGTCCAGTGGTGAGCGGGGAGCCGATGGCGCAGACCGCGCCGGCTCCCCACTTCACCCGGACCGAACTCCGGCCCGGCGGTGTCGTCATCGCCGCGTGCTCGTGCGGCTGGGGCGCGCCGGCTACGAGCGAAGGGCACGCGTGGAATGCCCGCCTGGACCACATCGAGGAAGTGAACGGCTGATGGCGAATCTCGTGACGATATCCACGGCGGCCGAGCGGCTCGGGAAGTCGGAGCGCTCGATCTGGCGGTACGTGCAGCAGCTCGAAGACGAAGGGCAGGCGGTGATCTACCGGGTGCCCGGGCTCGTCAAGAGCGCGATCGACTATGACCTCGTGGCGGCGGTCGCGCTGTCGCAGAAGCGCGGGAACCCCCGCCACCGGGAGGCTCGCGAAAGTCGCAAGTTGTGAAGCTTGCAAGTTTCTGGCGTATCTGACATGCTCTTATCTATTGGCTCGTCCAATCTGTACTCCGAAGGCCCCCTCGCTCCTAGCTCCGCGAGGGGGCCTTCGTCATGCTCGCCGCGGTCGAGTGATCCGGGCCAGGGGTGGGATCGGGTCGGGCTCCCCAAGGCGGGACTGGAGGCGGGCTGCGCTTGTGCGACGCGGCCCGCCTCTCCTCTCGACTGAAGCGAGGCCTCATGCTCAACTCCGCCGCCTATCAGAAGCTCTCTCGTGAGCTGAAGGCTGAATGGCGGGCGATCAACGCTCCGTGCTGGTTGTGCGGGCAGGCGATCGACTACGACGCCCCGTTCAACGACCCGAACTCGTGCGAGCCCGATCACGTGAAGCCGCGCAAGACGCACCCGCACCTCGCGCTCGACCGGAACAACATCCGGCCGTCCCACTGCCGATGCAACCGCTCGCGCGGTGCCGGCGCTCCCGCTCCCGGCCTGGGAGAACCCTCGGAGGAGTGGTAACCGCCGAGCGGTCGACTGGACGCCTCGTCCACTGACGGGTAAGCAAGTCACCATGAAACTCCGCACCCCGATCCCCCTGGCACTGTCCGCTCTCCTCCTCGTCGGCCTGACCTCGTGCGCCACCCCGAACGATGACGACGCGGCGAGCGCGGAGGAAACCCCCACCGTGGTCGCTGAGCTCACACCGTCCGCTGCCGAGGAATCGCCCGCCGTGGCGGAACCGGCCGCGGCCCCCGAGCCTGTGTACGCGTCGTGCTCCGAGTTCTCCGGGCATGAGGACGCCCACACCTACGAGGGCACCCTGAATGGCCTCGTCCCGAAGTTGCTCGTGGACAGCGGCCCCCGCTCCGGCGCTGAGGGCGAGACGCGCACCAACGCTGACGGCCAGCCCGTCGCGTACATCGCCGCCGAGGGCGACCGCTGGGGTGCCATCGCCGAGCGCTTCTGCACCGGGGCCAACCCCGAATACCTCGAGTGGCTGAACTTCATCCGCCGCACCGGCCTGTACAGCTCGGGCGGCCAGACGCCCGCCACGGTCTACGCGGGCGACACGATCAACCTCGACCCGTACACCATCGCCTCGGTCGGGGACGAGAACGGCACCGTGCACAGCTTCGACCCGTTCTTCCCCATCCCGCCGCAGCGGTAACCCACCCAGCGCGCCAACGGCCCTGTCTCCCTCGGGAGGCGGGGCCGTTGTCGTGCGGCCGAGAGGAGTCCCCATGCAGTGGCCCGTCGCCCCTACGACCGCCGAGCTGACGCAGCCCGCCATCCCGTACCCCGCCGGCTCCGGCGGCGAGTACGGCTGGAGGGCCGACGTCGGCCGGATGCACTGGGGTTACGACTTCCGCGCTCCGGCCGGCCGCCCGGCCTATGCCATCGCACCCGGGCGGGTGTACTTCGTCGCGTCCGGGGCGGACGACGGCACGGCCGCGTACCCCGCTGGGTGGGCTGCCGGCGGCCGGCAGGTCTGGATTCAGCACGACGGCTTCATGTCCCGGTACCTGCATCTGAGCGAGCCCCAGTATCAGGCCCTCCGGGCGGGTGGCGCGCCGATCTACTTCGGCGGCCCCGGCACCGAGGTTCAGCAGGGCCAGCTCGTGGGAACGGTCGGTGGGACCAACTTCGCCGGCGCACCCTACGGCGCACACCTCCACCTCGAAATCGTCGTCAACGGGGCGCAGGTCGACCCGATCCCCTTCATCACCGACCGGTTAGGAGAAACCGACATGCCCCTCGACGCGAACGCCGATTACGAGGCTTTCAAGACCATGCTCCAGCGGGCTTTCCGTTTCGACCTCCGCCCTGACGGGGCCGGGGCCGACTGGAGGCTCGGCCCGACCGTCTGGGAGCGCTTCAACCACATTCAGGCCGACGCCCGCCAGCTCGACCTGGCCGTGGTGCTCTACCTGCACGTCCCGTCTAACAAGCTGCTGCTGGTCGACCATCTCAACCGCCGCATCCGCGACCTCGGGGCCAGCGCCGGCGACCCCGTCCGGGCACACTTCGCCTCCAAGCCGTTCACCCACGCCTACGACGCCGGGACCAGCCTTGCGGACAAGCCCGCGGGCAGCGTCACCTGGCAGACCGTCGTGGACGGCTACTCGTACGTCTAGCAGAGGCGCTCGCCCCCGCACCCCGAAAGGACCCACCATGCAGTGGCCTGTTGCCCCTACGACCGCGGAGCTGTCCCAGCCCGCAGTCCCCTATCCCGCCGGCTCCGGCGGCGCGTTCGGTTGGCGCGCCGACGTGGGCCGTATGCACTACGGATACGACTTCCGTGCTCCGGCCGGCCGTCCCGCCTACGCCATCGCTCCCGGCCGTGTCTACTTCGTCGCCTCGGGCATGGATGACGGCACCGCCGCCTATCCGGCCGGGTGGGCGGCCGGCGGCCGGCAGGTGTGGATTCAGCACGACGGCTTCATGTCGCGCTATCTGCATCTGAGCGAGCCCCAGTACGCGGCGCTCCGGGCGGGCGGACTCCCGATCTACTTCGGTGGGCCGGGCTCGCCCGTCGACCAGGGCCAGCTCATCGGCACGGTCGGCGGAACCAACTTCGCCGGTCCCCCGTACGGCGCACATCTCCACCTCGAAATCGTGGTCGGCGGCACGCAGGTCGACCCGATTCCCTTCATCCAGCAGCGGCTCGCGCCGCCTGCGCCCGAACTCCCGGAGGAGTCCCCGATGGTCCATTCGCTCAGCGTCAACGGCAATCTCTACGCGATCGGTGAGGAGTTCATCACCCATCACAACTCGGTCCAGCAGGCCACCATCACCCGCCAGGTCACGTCCACGCAGGACGAGCTGCACACGCTCAACACGGCGGACTTCACGCACCTGCTCGACGGGCTCGGCATCCCCCGTAGTGTCCTCGACACCAACGGCCGGGTCCTGAACCCGGAGACCGGCGTCCACGAGGTCAACGGCACGTGGTCCCGCCGCCGGGAGGCCTTCGCGGCGGTCAAGGCCGCCCGGGCAGCCCAGGAGGCCCGCCTGAGCGCAATCGACGCGATCACGCAGCGGATCGAGGACCGGGTCAACCAGATCGCGTTCCCCGGCTCCGCCGAGTAGAGGAGGGCGCGCCATGCAATGGCCCGTAGCACCCACCGCCGCAGAGCGGACCCAGCCCGCCATCCCGTACCCCGCCGGCTCCGGCGGCGAGTACGGCTGGCGGGCCGACGTAGGCCGGATGCACTACGGGTACGACTTCCGCGCACCCGCTGGGCATCCCGTCCATGCCATCGCTCCCGGCCGGGTGTACTTCGTCGCATCCGGCATGGACGATGGCTCCGCCGCGTACCCCGCCGGGTGGGCCGCCGGCGGCCGGCAGGTGTGGATCCAGCATGACGGCTTCGTGAGCCGGTATCTCCACCTGAGCGAGCCGCAGTACGCGGCGCTCCGGGCCGGCGGCGCGCCGATCTACTTCGGCGGCCCTGGAACCCCGGTCGAGGAAGGCCAGCTCATCGGCACTGTCGGTGGGACCAACTTCGCCGGCCCGCCCTACGGCGCGCACCTCCACCTGGAGGTCGTAGTCGATGGGGCGCAGATCGACCCCATCCCGTACATCCGCGAGCGCCTCAGCGCCGGCCCGGCACCCGTGCCTGGCAGAAAGGAATCCAACGTGTTCATCGCTATCCGCAACGGGAGCTGGTATCTCATCACCCCCGCCGAGAACGGCAAGCTCCACGCGAGCGTGCTCGGCGGTCAGGACGTGCCGAGCGGCCTGCCGACCGTCACGTTCAACTGGGCGAACTCGTGGTCGCAGTTCAAGGCCCGGCTCGTCAACCCGAGCAACGTCCCCAACTGACGTACCTCTGACCGCGGCCCCGTCCTCCTCCCCCGAGGGCGGGGCCGCTGCCATCCCTTGTCGTCTAATCCGGCAGGACGCGCGGCTCTGGTCCGCGTAATCGAGGTTCGAGTCCTCGCAAGGGAGCCAACCCACCCCCGAACGCAAGGGAGCACACCATGCGGAAGATCACGATGACGGACGGTCCCCTCGCGGGGAAGTCGTTCCTGGTACCCGATGACACCGTGGAGCTGCGCCACCACGCCGCTCCCCACGGCTACTACGTCGTGGAGAACAACCTCGGGTCGTTCCGCGGCGAGGTGACGGTCGACATCTTCCCGGATACGTCGGCGCTGAAGGAGGCGCTCGCGAACCTGGAACCGTCCGGCCTGGAGGAGTTCCTGCCCGTGGGCCTCCCCCGCGTGCTCGCCGAAGCTCGCATGGGACGCGCAGTCCTCGTCGTCGCCCCTCGGCAGAAGGACGCCGAGGAAGCGTTCGGCACCATCGCCGGCATGGTGACGGACAAGGACCTCGCTCGCATCGTCCGCACCCACGGCCGCTCCCGCATCGACCTCCCCGGCGGCGGCTCGATCGTCCCGGTAGGAGTGAAGACCACACGGGTACGCGGCCGCTCGGCCGACACCCTGTTCGTCCTCGCCGGCCTGACCGACGCGGACCTGGAACCGGTGATGCCGGCACTCACCGGGTCCGCGCAGCCGCGGGTGATCCTCCACGAGGGGGCCGAGTGATGGCCGCCCACACACCGCTGACCGTCCGTGTCCTGATGGCTGTCGGGAACGGCACGCCGGCCGAGGTCGGGACGTTCGACCTCCCGCTCCGGCTCACCCCCGCACGGGACACCAACCCGGACGTCGGGATGTTCGTGCTGGAGGTGGACCTCGTCGGAATACACGAGGGGATGCGGGACGCCCTGCATGAGCTGGCGGACGCTATCCCGACGCCGCCGCCCGGATACGAGTCGCAGCACGTCGCCGCCGTGGACGCTGACGAGGCGGACCTGGTCCGGTCACGCTGGGCACGGTTCCGGAAGGACGCCGAAGCATGAACGACCCCCGCGACACGATCCGGGAACGCCGAGCAAGACTGGTGCAGGACATAGCTCTCCGCTACGGGGTGCCTATGTACCCGGACCCCCGCCGGCTCAACGTGGTCAACGTCGCCCGGTCCGACTACGACTACCTCGTGGACGCGATCGCTACCGACCCGCGCCTCGACGCGCTCGGCCGCGGCTACTACACCGGCCTCGGCGGCGCGCTCGACGTCCGCCCCGTCCCGAACTGGACGTGCGACCCGGTGTCCGTGTCCCTCGCCCGCGGGTACGCACACGCACGACGCCTCTCCCGCGCCCTCACCCGGCCCCTCGCGGCGTTCATCGACGCCCTCGGCCGCCGGTAGGGGGAAGGGGCGTCAACGCCTCAGGCACCCGAGAGCACCCGACCTGTTCCGGCAGCTCTTTATCTCCCCCCGGCCTTCGACCCCCATCGCGTGCGCGTGCGCGCGGGGGTGCGCCAGTCGTCCCATCCCGTCCACGCGCCACACACCGAAGGTTCCCCACGTATGTTCTCTGGTCTGTTCTCCTCTGAGTCGGTCGCGGCCGGCCACCCGGACAAGCTGTGCGACCGCATCTCGGACGCCGTGCTCGATGCGTACCTGACCGTTGACCCGGAGGCGCGCGTCGCGTGCGAGTCCGCGGCCGGCCCCGGCTGGGTCCGCGTGTTCGGCGAGGTCCGTTCGTCCGCCGACGTCGATGTGGAGGATGTGGTGCGCGGTGCGATCCGCCGGGCCGGCTTCACGTCGGAGGCGGACGGGCTCGACCCCGAGGGCTGCGATGTCCAGGTGGTGCTCGCTCGCCAGTCGCCGGAGATTGCGGCCGGCGTCGACAACTCGCTGGAGGCTCGGGCCGGCGTCGCTGCCGATGAGTTCGACCGGCTCGGGGCCGGCGACCAGGGCTTGATGTTCGGCTACGCGTGCTCGGAGACGCCGGAGCTGATGCCGCTCGCGCTCATGCTGTCGCACCGGCTGACGTGGCTGCTGCCGCTGATCCACGGCGCGGGGCCGGATGCGAAAGCTCAGGTGACGGTCGAGTACTCCGAGGGCTCGTGGGACCCGGAGGTGCGGACGGTCCTGTGCTCGGTGCAGCACGCGGCCGACGTCGACCTGCACCAGTTCAAGGCCGCCGTCCGCGGTGCCGTCGTCTCCGTGCTGGATAACGCGGGCCTCTCCTCGGCCGGCGTCCGCGTGCTCGTGAACCCCTCGGGGTCGTTCGTGCTCGGCGGCCCCGCCGCTGATGCCGGGCTCACCGGTCGGAAGATCATCGTGGACACCTACGGGGGTGCGGCCCGCCACGGCGGCGGTGCATTCTCCGGGAAGGACTCGACTAAGGTCGACCGCTCGGCCGCGTACGCGCTCCGGCACGTCGCCAAGACGATCGTGGCGTCGGGGCTCGCCTCGCGCGCCGAGGTCCAGGCGTCCTACGCGATCGGCGTCGTCGCTCCGGTCGGCCTCGCGGTCGAGACGTTCGGGACCGGGATCGTCCCGGATGCGCAGCTCGCCGCGGCCGTCAGTCGCGTGTTCGACCTCCGGCCGGCGGCGATCATCGACCGCTTCAAGCTCCGCCGACCGATCTTCGAGGCCACCGCATCCGGCGGTCATTTCGGCCGCGAGTCGTTCCCGTGGGAGCGGAACCTGCCGATCGCTGCGCTCCGCGCCGCTCTCGACTGAACCCACAGACGCCGCTCTCCCGCGTCCAGCCCCTCCAGCGGCTCGCCCTAGCCAGTGGCGAGTCAAACCGGCCACGCCTCGGACGACGCCGCGCACGAGGCCGTTTCTCCACAATCGCCGAACGCGCCGAGGTCGGTGTGGCTGTGTCGAAGCCGGGGGGTCGCCCGGCAGACGCGCTCACACGGCTGCACAGCGGGTGCGGAATCGGCGGAATCCACCGATAGCCACGACAAGGAAGTTCCCCACCCATGTCTCTCGAACTCTCGTCGCTCCCCCTGGACGACCTCACGCCGTACTACAAGAACCCCCGCAAGGGCAATGTCGACGTGATCGCAGACTCTCTCCGAACCCGTGGGCAGTACAAGCCCATCGTGGTCAACGCCGGAACGTTCACCGGCCGGCGGAACGAAATCCTCGCCGGCAACCACACCTATCTCGCCGCCCGCGCGCTGTCGTGGGATCGCATCGATGTGGTCACCGTGGACGTCTCCGAGGAGGAGGCGGCGCAGATCGTGCTCGCCGACAATCGCATCGCGGACCTCGGCGACTACGACGACGACCTCCTCCGCGACGTGCTCGGCGATGCCGGCGACCTGACCGGCACCGGATACACCGATGAGGACCTGGAGCGGATGTTCGCGGAGCCGGCGGAGCCGACCGAGAAGTCGAGCCTCGCATCCGAGTTCGGCGCTCCCCCGCTGACCGTCCTCTCGTCCCGCGCGGGCGAGTGGCAGGAGCGGAAGAAGGCGTGGATGGACGCCGGGCTCCGCTCCGAGGCCGGCCGCGACGAGGCGCTCGTCTACGACTCCCCGCAGGCCCGTTTCATCAACTGGTACAAGGTCAAGAACGCCGCCGAGGAGGCCGCCGGCCGCTCGCTGTCCGATGACGAGGTGATCCGGAACCACAAGGAGCAGCTTCGGGACATCGGCGGCGGAACGTCCGTGTTCGACCCGGCGCTCGCCGAGGTCATCCTGTCCTGGTACTCCGCGCCCGGCTCGCGCGTGATCGACCCGTGGGCCGGCGGTGCCGTCCGCGGCGTCGTGTCTGCCGCTCTCGGCCGCGAGTACGTCGGCGTGGAGCTGCGGCCGGAACAGATCGAAGCGAACCGCGACATGATGCCCGTCGTTCGCGACGCGGTAGCTGCGCGGCTCGGCGACGGGGACGGGACGGCCGACTGGGTAGCCGGCACCGTGGGCGACGCGCTCGGCGACCTGCCGGACGAGTCGTTCGACCTCGCGTTCAGCGAGGCCCCGGCGTTCCCCGCCGAGGCTCGTGTAGAGGAGGGCGCTCCGGACTCCCGGCCCCGCTGGGTAGACCCCGAGTGGATCGAGGGCGACTCGACCCGCCGGCTCGCGACCATCGAGGGCGAGTCGTTCGACATGGCGCTCGGCTGCCCGCCCTACTACGACCTGGAGTCGTATTCGGACGACCCCCGCGACCTCTCGAACCTGACCCCGAAGGAGTTCGACGCCGCGATGGCGCGAACGATCAAGCAGGTAGCGCGCGTGCTCCGCGACGACTCGTTCGCCGTGTTCGTCGTCGGCGCTGTGCGCGACAAGAAGGGCCACATCCTCGACATGCGCCGCTGTATGTCCGAGGCGTGCGAGGCGGCCGGCATGGCGCTCGTGAATGACGCGGTACTGCTGACGCCTGTCGGCTCGGCCGCTATGCGCGCCGCCCGCGGCTTCCGCTCGACGCGGACGCTCGCCCGCGTCCACCAGGAGGTGCTCGTGTACGTGAAGGGCTCGCGCAAGAAGGCCGCCGACCGCCTCGGGCCGGTGTCGTTCGCCGCGGTCCGCGAGGCGGAAGGCGACGTCGAATGACTCCCGAACAGCTCGCGCAGGCGCTCGAAGGCCGGCGGCGCGGGCTGTCGTTCCAGACGGTCGCCGCGACGCTGAAGGTCGATGAATCGGAGGTCCGGGCGGCGGTCACCGACGCGCTCGCGCTCATGCCTCACGACATGGATGCCGAGCAGGAGCGGGCGCTGTCGTTCTCCCGCATCGACCGGATGCTGACCGGCGTGTGGCCTAAGGCCGTCAAGGGCGACCCGGAAGCAATCGACCGCGTCCTCCGCCTGGAGGAGCAGCGGGCGCGCCTCCTCGGCGAGCCCGAGCGGGTCCGTGACGGCATCACGACCGCCGTCGAGGAGACCATCGCGGCGCTGACCATCGAACCCGAGGACTCGGCGCTCGTCGCGTCTATCCGTCAGGTGGCGCGCCAGATCGACCATGCCGTCGCGTTCGGCTCGTCCCTGGAGGCCACGAAGGCGATGTACCTCCTCCCCCACCTGTGGAACGGACTAGGGAAGCTCGGCGCGACACCGGAGGCCCGCGAAGAACTGAAGAAGCGAGCCGGAGGCATCAATGGCGAGGGGAACGACAAGCGGGCGAAGCTCCGCGCGCTCCGCACCCAAGCGGAAAAGGCTCGGGCATGAGAAGCCCCGGATCTACACGCCGCCGCTGCGGCCGCTGACGCGCAAGACCACCCACGGGTATGCGGCGATCGAGTTCGCCGAGGCGGTGCTCGAAATCACCCTCCTGCCGTGGCAGAAGTGGCTGCTGCTGCACGCGCTGGAGCTGAACGAGGACGGGACCTACCGGTTCAAGACCGTTCTCCTCCTCGTGGCTCGCCAGAACGGCAAGTCGACGCTGATGCAGGTACTCACGCTGTGGCGCATGTTCGCGGACGGCGCGCCGCTCGTGATCGGCACGGCGCAGTCCCTCGACATCGCCGAGGAGCAATGGCGGGGCGCGGTCGAGCTGGCCGAGGCGATACCAGAGCTCGCGGAACAGATCGAGCACATCGACAAGACGAACGGGAAGAAGGCGCTCCGCCTCCTGACCGGCGAGCGGTACAAGGTCGCGGCGGCATCCCGCCGAGGCGGGCGTGGCCTCTCCGGCGACCTCGTGCTCCTCGATGAGCTGCGCGAGCACCAGAACTGGCAGGCGTGGTCGGCGGTCACGAAGACGACGATGGCGCGGCCGCTCGCGCAAATCTGGGCGGCGTCGAACGCCGGGGACCTGTCCTCGATCGTGCTGCGCCACCTGCGGTCGCTCGCGCACCGCGCGCTCGGCTACCCGGACGGCGAGGACGGGATGGTCGAGCTGCCTCCGCTGGAGGACGCGGAACCGGACGAATCGCTCGGCATCTTCGAGTGGTCCGCCCGCCCGGACCGCGACGTGTGGGACCGGGAGGGCTGGGCGGAGGGGAACCCCTCGCTCGGCCACACGGTCGATGAGCGGTCGATCGCGGCCTCCGCGGCTACGGACCCCGAGTGGGTGTTCCGAACCGAGGTGCTGTGCCAGTTCGTGTCGATGATCGGCACCGGCCCGTTCCCCGCCGGGGCGTGGGTCGCGTCGCTCGACACGAAGGAGGACCGCCGCGAGCGGAAGGTCCGCCGGGACGAATCTCGGCCGGCCACGTACGGCATCGATATGTCGCACGACCGCTCGATGGTCTACATCGCGATCGCTTTCTGGGATACCGAGGGCCGGATGCGCGTCGAGCTGGCCGCACAGCGGCCGGGGCCGGACTGGCTCGTGCCGTGGCTGAAGTCGCCCGACCGGAAGGTGAAGCCGGAGCACATCGCGTTCCAGCGGCGCGGGGCTCCGGTCTCGTCGTTCTGGAAGGAATTCACCGACGCCGGCCTCGACCCGTACGGCTGGGAAGGCCACGAGCTGGCCGGCTGGCACGGCCTGTTCTTTGACCTCATCGCCTCCGGCGTCGCCGAGGTGAATCCGCTCGTGAAGCTCACGCACGGCGAACAGCCGGCACTCGATGTCGCCGCCTCCTCCGCGTCCGTGAAGGACCTCGGGGATGGCTGGGTGATCGACCGCAAGGCGTCCGTCGCCGACCCGTCGCCGCTCGTGGCCGCAATCGCGGCCGTGGGGCTGCTGACAACGAATCCAGCGCCGGCCTTCGAGTCGGCCTACGAGAACGGGGAACTCCTCGTCCTCGACTAGAGAGAGGGGCCGCATGGGCGTCGCAAATGCGCTGTCGAGTCTGTTCGGCGGCAACCGGAGCACGAGCGTGGAATGGCTGGGACCGACGTTCCGGTCGATGATCCTCGGGCTGACACCCGAGGAGCTGTACCGGACCCAGCCGCACCTCCGCATCGTCCTGTCGTTCGTCGCGCGCAACGTCGCCCACCTGGGGCTGAAGGCGTACGCGCGGACGTCCGACACCGATCGGGAACGGCTGCGCGACGACCCGCTCGCGCTGCTGCTGAAGCGGCCGAACGCGTCGATGACGCAGTTCGAGCTGATGGAGGCGCTGGCGTCCGACCTCGGGCTCTACGACATCGCCTATTGGCTCGTCGCTGAGGATGCGGACGCTCCCTCGGGCTGGACTATCCAGCCGATCCCCCCGTCGTGGGTGGTCGGCCGGCGCGGCGGGACGTTCTTCGAGGCCGGCAAGTACGAAGTCGTGAACCCGGATGGGACTCAGACGCTCGTGCCGGCGAAGGACATGCTCGTCTTCCACGGCTGGAACCCCGGCCGCCCGAAGGACGGCGCATCGCCCGTCGACACGCTGAAGCAGATTCTCGCGGAGCAGGTTCAGGCGTGGTCCTACCGCGAGCAGATTTGGCAGCGCGGCGGCCGTGTCGGCGCGTACATCACGCGCCCGAAGGACTCGTCCTGGTCGGACGCGGCCCGGGAGCGATTCGCCCGCGACTGGAAAGACCGCTGGACCGGCAAGGACGGCAAGAAGGCCGGCGGCACTCCGATTCTCGAGGACGGGATGGAGCTGAAGCGGCTCGGTTTCGCTGCCCGCGAGGAGGAGTGGGCGGAGGTCGCGAAGCTCGCGCTCTCCACCGTGGCCGGCGTCTACCACGTGAACCCGGTGATGGTCGGCGTGCTGGACAACGCGAACTTCTCGAACACGAAGGAGTTCCGGAAGATGCTCTACTCCGAAACGCTCGGGCCTCAGCTCGCGCGGATCGAGGACCGCATCAACGCGTTCCTGGTGCCTCGGGTCACCGGCCGCGACGGCGCATACGTCGAGTTCAACATCGAGGAGAAGCTTCAGGGCGATTTCGAGGAGCAGGCAAAGCTCCTGTCGACCTCTACGGGCGGCCCCTGGATGACCCGCAACGAGGCGCGCGCGCTCCGCAACATGCCGGCCATCGAGGGCGGCGACGAGCTGATCATTCCCCTGAACGTCAGTATCGGCGGGCAGGCGTCTCCTCGGGACTCGGGCGAGCAGAACCAGCTCTCCGCGCCCGTGCTCGCCAAGGGCGCGCCGGCCCCGAAGGCGCTCGCCCGCGAGGCCGGCATCTCCGCGAAGCAGCACGCGCCCGACACCCATCGACAGAAGGCCGAGGAGTCCGTGCGGCGGTTCTTCGAACGGCAGGGCTCGGTCGTCCTCGCTCGCCTCGGTGCGGGCGCGGACTGGTGGGACGCGGAGCGGTGGGACCGCGAGCTGGCGAAGGACCTCCTCGACCTCGGGCTCGGGGCGACTGCGGATGTCGCCGCCCTCGTGCTCGGCGCTGCCGGCATCGGCGACGACGCCTACGACGTCGCGCGGACCGAGGCGTTCCTCGCCGAGGTGGCGAAGTCCCGGGCCGGCGCGATCAACTCCACGACGCGCGAGCAGGTGGAGGCGATCCTCGCCGGCGAAGGCCCCGATGGGGTGACCGACCCGGGGCACGCGTTCGAGAAGGCGAAGTCGAGCCGCGCCGCGACTATCGCGGTCACGCTCCTCACGACCTTCGCCGCGTTCGCGACCGTCGAGGCCGCGAAGCAGAACGCGCCCGGCGTGGCAACGAAGACGTGGCTCGTCACGTCCAAGTCCCCGCGCCCGTCCCACGCCGCCATGAACGGCGAAACCGTCCCGATCAATGAGCCGTTCTCGAACGGCGCGAACTGGCCGGGCGACCCCGCGCTCGGCGTGGACGGCGTCGCCGGCTGCGAGTGCGACGTCGAAGTGACCTTCGGCTGAAAGGAGCCACCACATGAAGATCAAATCCAATCCGGTCCGGTTCAAGACCGGCGCGGAGGCGGGGCTCGCCGAGGGCGAATTCCTCGTCTATCCGTCGACGTTCACCCGGACCCCGGACTCGTACGGCGACGTCGTCGCCAAGGGCGCATTCGCGAAGGGCATCGCCGCTCGCAAGGAGGGCGGCATCGTCCTCCCCGGGCTGTACGGGCACCGGCTCGATGACCCCGACTTCTATGTCGCCTCGGCGATCGAAGAGGGCGAGGACGAGCACGGCTGGTGGGTCAAGGGGTCGTTCGATCTGGAGTCGCCGAAGGGCGCACAGGTCTACCGGCTCGTGAAGTCCGGCCGGCTGCGCGAGCTGTCGTTCGCGTACGACGTCCTGGATGCGCAGTGGATCAAGCTCCCGGACGGCACCGAGGCGTACGAGCTGAAGGACCTCGACGTGTTCGAGTTCTCGTTCGTCCCCGTGGGTGCGAACCGGGACACGTCCGTCGTGGCGGTCAAGTCCGCCGTGGACGCGCTCGTGGACGGCGTGAAGGCCGGCCGCGTCCTGTCCGCCAAGAACGAGGAGACGCTGCGCGGCGCTGTCGCTGCGCTCGACGCCGCGCTCTCGTCCATCAAAAGCGTCCTGCCCGGAACCTCCGACGCAGGCAATGACCAGGGGGCCGACGCGCCGCCGCGAGCCAACGACGAGGAGCCCTCCGGGGCCAAGTCGGAGGAGCCCGCCGCGACCTCGTCCGCCGCTGACGCCTGGCAGCGATCCATCAATGCGAAGGCCTTCGATGCGAACGGCCTCCGCCTGATTCCCAAGGAGGGAAACGAATGAACCCCAAGGAGAAGCTCGCCGCGCTGCTGAAGAGCATGCAGGCGATCGTGGCGGGCGCGAAGGCGTCCGGCCGTGACCTGTCCGACGCGGAAATCGAGGACCTGGAGGCGAAGAACGCCGAGGCTGAGGAGCTGCGCGGCAAGATCGCCCGCTCCGAGAAGTCCGCGGCACTCATGGCCTCCATCGGCGGCATGAAGTCCGACGACGAGGGCGAGCCGACCCCGCAGGCCGGCCAGCGCGCGAAGTCGCTCGGTGAGCACTTCGTGAAGCACCTCGGCAACCGCTCGCTGAAGAACCCCGGCACCATCGCGGTGCCCGAGTTCAAGGCGGCGACCGACACGCAGGCCGTGGGCGGCCACGAGGGCGCGTACGGTCCGCTCATCACCGATGTGGACCGGAACTTCATCCTGCCCAAGCGCGAGCGCCTGGTGGTCGAGGACCTCCTCGGCTCCGGCAACGTGTCCGGCACGGCGATCACCTACCCGGTCTTCGGGCCGCTGGAGGGTGGCACCGACTTTGTCGGCGAGGGCCGGCAGAAGCCCCAGATGCACGTCGGCGACCCGACCTGGCGCACCGACGCTCTCGGCGAGGTCGCGGGCTGGTTCAAGATGACCGACGACATGGCCGAGGACCTCGACTACGTCGTCTCGGAAATCAACAGCACCGCGCTGTACGACCTCGCGCAGAAGACCGAGCAGGCGCTGCTGTCCGGCTCCGGGACGGGTGTGAACCTCCTCGGTATCCGCAACCGCGAGGGCGTGCAGACCCACGTCCAGGGCATCGACACCGTCGCTGACGCCATCTTCAAGGGCATCCGCAAGGTGCAGACCGCGACCGGCTTCACCGCGGACGCGCTGGTCATCAACCCGCTGGACTACGAGAACCTGCGTCTCGGCAAGGACGGCAACGGCCAGTACTACGGAGGCGGCTACTTCCAGGGCCAGTACGGCAACGGCGGCTTCATCGAGGTTCCCCCGGTGTGGGGCCTCCGGACCGTCGTGTCGCTCGCTGCGCCGCAGGGTGAGCCGCTCGTCGGTGCGTACCGCCCCGCCGCGAAGGTCTTCCGCAAGGGCGGCGTCCGCGTCGAGTCGACCAACTCGCACGAGGACGACTTCACCAACGACAAGATCACGGTCCGCGTCAAGGCGCGCCTGGGTCTCCAGGTGAAGTACCCGTCCGCGTTCGTGAAGATCCAGCTGAAGGACACCACGCCCGTCGAGGACGAGGACTGATCCTCTGCCCGGCCCCGGGGGTGCTCCCCTCGGGGCCGGGCCTGACCCGGACAAGGAGTTCCGATGAAGCTCTACACCGTTGACATCAACGGGCTGCCGCACACGCTCCAGCTCTCCGAGGCGGAGGCGGAGCGGCTGGGCCGCTTCCACACCGTCGAGCCGCAGATCGAGGGCGAGCCCGCCGCGAAGGCGGCCGCGAAGCCCCGGACGAAGGCTGCGCCGAAGCCGAAGAACAAGGCCGCGAAGCCGGCCGCGAACAAGGCCGCCGAGCCCGACGCCGACAAGGCCGACGACGCGCCGGCCGACGACGACTCCGACTGGTGAGGTGACCCGTGCCCGAAGAGAGCATCCCCGCGTTCGCTACCGCGGATCAGATGGAACAGCGCTCGCAGGGCGCGATCACCGCTGAGTCGCATCCGTATCTGGAGGACGAGCTGCGCGCCGCCTCCCGCGCGGTCCGCGACTACTGCCGTTGGCATGTCGCGCCCGCCCGCCCGGTCGAGTACCGGCGCGTGGGCGCGACTGCCGACGACGTATGGCTGCCGGCGACGGAGGTCGCGTCTATCGATGCCGTCGAGCTGGACGGTCGCGCCCTCGATGCGGCCGAGCTGGCGAGGGTCGCGTGGGACCCCGGGACCGGCTGGACGAACCTCTACGGTCGCCGCGTGCACGTGCGGTACACGGCCGGCTATGCCGAGGTGCCGGAGGCCATCGTGTCGCTGACGCTCCAGGTCGCCGCCCGCGCCCTCGGCTCCCCGCTCGGGCTCGTGCGCGAGCAGGCCGGCACCGTGAACGTTACCCACACGCAGGTCGGGTTCAACCAGGCCGGCGGCCCGCTCCTCCTCGCGGCGGAGCAGGCGTCGCTCGACGCCTACCGGATCGGACGGCTCCCGTGATCGGCGGGCTCGTCGCCCGGCACGCGATCACCGTCGTCCGCGCTCCGCTGGTCGATGACGGCCGCGGGAACGAATCTCGCGACTGGTCGAAGGCCAAGGAGCACGAGTCGAAGGGCTGGGCGATCGACGCCGGCTCTACCACCGAGGACGAAGTAAACCGTGAGGGTGCGGCGATCGAGTACACGATCCGCGGCCCCTTCTCCGCTGACATCGCCGCGAGCGACCGCGTGCGCCTGCTGGGCGGCCTCTACGCCGTCGAGGGGGGCGTACTGCGCCAGCCCGGCCCAACCGCGCTCACGGGCCATACGCTCGTGCGCCTCGTCGCCTGGGAGGGCTGATGGTTACCAAGAGCGTCCGAGTGAAGATCAATTCCCCCGCCGCGGCCGCCGTGATGCAGCAGGCCGGCGTCGCCGCCGACCTCGCGTCGCGCGGCGAGCGTATCTCCGCGGCCGCCGGCCCCGGACACGAGGTCAAGGTCACCAAGAACCGGGACCGCGTCGTCGTGTTCGTCCGCACCGCGACGCCCGAGGCCCGGGAGGGCGAGGCGAACCGCCGCGCGCTCACCCGAGCGATCGACGCCGGGAGGTAGCCGTGGTCGAAATCCTCGTGCCGGCCGACGACGAGGTCGCGGTCGTTGACGAGCTGAAGGCCCGGATGGAGCCGCGGGTCGGGACGAAGATCCCGAACCCCCGGCCGGCCGAGTTCCTGCGGGTGCTGAATGTCGGCGGCGTCGAGCGCGACCTCGTGTCCGACTCGCCGACGCTGACGATCGAGGCGTTCGCGGAGAACGAGACTCGAGCGCGCCGGCTGTGCGCGCTCGCCGTCGCGTATCTCCAGGCCGCCGGCCGGCGCGGCTCGCTCGGCGGGGTGACCTGCTACGGGGTCCGCATCGTCGCGCTGCCGGCGAACCTCCCGATGCCCACCGTGCCGGATCGCTCCCGGTTCACGGCCACCGTCTCCCTCGACCTCCGCAAGGTCGCGGGCTGACCGTTCCCCACGCACGGCCCCGCCCGGGGCTGTGTTCCACCACGCCTGAAAGGGGCAAGCACGCATGAGCGTGAACAACAAGAACGTCTTCGTCGGTGCGCCGGATCAGGCGTCGACCACGGGCGCGATCCTGACCGGTCCCGAGACCGATGTCATCCCCGAGACCATCGATGACTTCGACTTCGACGGGCTGGACGACTCCGGCTACGTGAACGAGGACGGCGTGACCATCACGCCCTCGGAAACCACCGAGACGATCCGCGACTGGGCACTGAACGTCGTCCGCCGCATCCTGACCGAGTTCGACGGCACGGTCGCGTGGACCCACCTGGAGCTGTCGGTCGGCGCGCTCCGCAACTACATGGGCGACGACCAGGTCGAGGTCAACGAGGCCAACGCCGAGCACGGCACGCAGACGCGCTCCGCGCTCGCCGGCAAGGTGCGCCCGGTCAAGTCCTGGTACTTCAAGGTCAAGGACGGCGAGCGACGCATCGTCGTCCTCGTCCCCCACGGCCAGGTCACCGAGCGCGGCGAGATTCCGCTGACCGCCTCGGGTGCGGTCACGCTCCCCGTGACGCTCGCGACGAGCCCGGACAAGGCCGGCAACTCGATCTACATCTACACCGACGACGGTGTCGTCGCCGGCGCTGCTGCCGCGTAGCGAGCGCCGATCCATGCCGGAGGGCGGGCCGCGGGGAACCGGCCCGCCCTCCTCTCTTTCCCCTGTTCCCCGCCGCTCATTTCCCACAACCAAGGAGTTCCCCAATGGGTTACAAGATTCCCGACTGGAAGAAGTCGATCGACCAGGACAAGTTCGAAGTCGAAACGCCGGAGGGCGTGTTCCTCATGCCGAAGGCCGAGTACCTGACCGGCCGGCAGGCGGACGCGTTCGCGAAGGTCGACGAGACCGAGGGCGGTATCTATGCCGTGCTCGATGACCTCGTGCCCGGGCTCGGTGCGTCGCTCCTCGATGTGCCGCTGAAGTTCGTGAAGGAACTCGTCGCCGAGTGGCAGGCGGACTCGGGTATCAGCCTGGGGGAATCCGAGGCCTCTGCGAGCTGATCGACAAGCACGCCGAGGCGATCGAATTCGACCTCCTCTCGCGCGGCTGGCGGCTCGCTGACGTCGGCTCGGCCCGGTTCTCGTGGCGGGACCTCCTGGTTCTCGTCCGCGGGTTCCAGGCCGACCCGACGTCGCGCACCGCCCGCGCCATCCACGGCGAGTACTGGCCGGTAACCGACCAGCTCCTCGCGACCGTCATCGACCTCTTGCAGGTCGGCAACTGGCAGCGCGCCGGCAAGAAGTCCGCGCCGAAGCCGAAACGGCTCCCCCGCCCGTGGGAGAAGCCGAAGGGCCGCCAGCTCGGCTCCAACCCCATCCCGGTCTCGAAGTTCAACGACTGGTGGGAATCGAAACGGAAAAAGAAGCGGAGGTGACGCATGGCTGGTCCGGGGACCGAACTCGCTACCGCCTGGGTCCGACTCGTGCCCTCGATGGACGGCGCGACGAACCAGATCGTCAAGGAGCTGGGCGGCATCGACACCGTCAAGGTGGGGAAGTCGGTCGGGTCGAAGTTCGCGTCCAACATCGGCGCGGGTATCAAGACCGCCGCGACCACCGCTGTAGCCGGCGGGGCGGCCGCGCTCGGGACGGCACTGGTGAAGGGCCTCGGGCGTCTGAACGCGCTCGACCAGGCGAACCAGAAGCTCCTCGGGCTCGGCCACTCCGCGGCCTCCGTCGAGAAGATCATGGGCGATGCGCTCGCGTCGGTGCGCGGTACGGCGTTCGGTATGGACGCCGCCGCCACCGTCGCGGCGTCCGCCGTCGCCGCCGGTATCAAGCCCGGCGCTGACCTCCAGCGGACGCTGAAGCTCGTTGCCGATGCTGCGACGATCGCCGGCACCGATATGGGCTCGATGGGCGACATCTTCAACAAGGTCGCGGCGTCCAACAAGGTCCAGATGAACGTCATCAACCAGCTTCACGCGATGGGCGTCCCGGCGCTCTCCGCGATCGCTGACTACATGGGCGTCACGGCTGAGGAAGCAACGAAGATGGCTTCCTCGGGGAAGATCGATTTCGAGACCTTCCAGGCCGCGATGGAGAACACGCTCGGCGGCGCTGCGGCGTCCTCGGGTAACACGTTCTCGGGCGCTATGGCGAACGTCGGGGCCGCGCTCGGCCGCGTCGGTGCCGGCCTCCTCGGCGGAATCTTCCCGAAGCTCGCGCCCCTGTTCCAGGGGCTCACATCGGCGCTCGGCCCCGTCGAGGACAAGGCCGCTGCCATCGGCGCGGTCATCGGCGACAAGCTCGCGCCGGTATTCGATTGGCTGACGGGGGCGCTCTCCGGCTCGCTCGGTCAGATCAAGCTGGCGCCACAGATCATCGCGCCGCTTACGGGCGCGTTCCTCGCGCTCGGCTCCTCCGGCCTCGCACCGCTCCTCAGGATGGTGCCGGGGCTCGGCGGTTTCGCCGGCAAGCTCGCGCTGCTGGGCGGCCCGGTCGGAATCGCCATCGCGGCGTTCGCCGGCCTCGTCGCCGTGTCGCCTGAGCTGCGGGAGGCCCTCGGGTCGCTGCTGGGCGCGCTCGCCTCCGCCGGAGCGAGCCTCGCGCCGATCCTGGGCGACGTCGCCACGCTGCTGTCGGGTGTACTCGTCGGGGCGATACAGCTCCTGACGCCGTTCCTCGCGGGCGTCGTGCAGGCCGTCGCCGGCCTGATCGGGTGGTTCTCTGAGACGGAGTGGGCGGTGCAGGGGCTCGCGATCGTCGTCGGCGTCGCGGCGGGCTCGTGGGTCGCGTACAAGGCGGTGCTGGCCGGCATCTCCTTCGTGGGGCTGATCGCCGGGCTCGGCAAGAAGACCGCCGCGTTCGTGCTGTCCACCGCCGCGAAGGCGAAGGACCTCGCGCTCACCGCTGCGATCATCGCGCTCTACGTGAAGGACTTCGTCGTCGCCGCCGCGCGCGCTGCCGCCGGCATCGCCGTGAAGACGGCCGCGTGGGTCGCGCAGACCGCCGCGATGACCGCGACGCGTGTCGCTATGGTCGCCGCCACGGCTGCGCAGTGGCTGCTGAACGCCGCGCTGAGCGCGAACCCTATCGGGCTCATCATCATCGCGATCACGGCGCTCGTCGCCGCGCTCGTGTGGTTCTTCACCCAGACCGACCTCGGTCGCGAAATCTGGGCCGGCTTCGTCGGGTTCCTCGGCGACGCCTGGGAGAACGTCGTGTCGTTCGTCACCGATGTGTGGAACGGCTTCATGGGCTGGATCACCGGCGTCCTCGACGGTTTCGCCGGCTGGTGGGACGGCCTCTGGTCCGGGATCGGCTCGTTCTTCTCCGGAATCTGGGACGGGATCGTAGCGTTCGCGCAGGGCCTCTGGCAGGCATACATCGGATGGCTGATCGACATCATCGTGTTCCTGGTCCAGAACTGGGATCGAATCTGGGCGCAGGTCGGGCAGACAATCGCGAATATCTGGAACGGAATCGTATCCGGAGTCTCGAACGCAATCGCGACTGTGCGGTCCGTAATCATGTCCGTGGTCGGCGCTATCGCGTCCTGGTGGAACGGAATGTGGGCCGGGATCGGCTCGTTCTTCTCCGGGCTGTGGGACGGGATGGTTAACACGGTCCGCTCGGTCGGCTCGGCGTTCGGGTCGATCTTCGGCGGAATCCGCGACACGATCGCGAACGCATTCGGCGGAATCGTGAACGTCGTGAAGGGTCCGATCAACGCCATCATCGGCCTCGTCAACGGGGCCATCGGGGCGCTGAACCAGATGAAGGTCACGATCCCTGACTGGGTACCGCTCATGGGCGGGAAGACGTTCGGGGTGTCGCTGCCCAAGATCCCGATGCTCGCGCAGGGGGCGACGATCCTCCCCCGGCCGGGCGGCACGATGGCTGTCCTCGCCGAAGCGGGGCGGCCGGAGTCCGTGGTGGACACCGGCCTGATGAACCGGGCGCTGGAGGAAGGTCTCTCTGGCAACGGCTCGTCCGGGATGGTCGTCCAGGGTCCGCTCGTGCAGGTGGACCAGATGGTTGTCGACTCCGACGAGCGGGTCGATGAAGTAGCGCAGGCGCTCTGGGAGCGCGGCGAGCGTGCGGAACGAGCGCGCGGCAAGGTCAACCTGGACGGGGCGGTGATCGAGTGAGCTTCACATTCGGCGAGTTCGACACCGACGACCTCGGGCTGATCGCTACGCTGCGCGAACTCCCGTCCGTCGACGGCCTCCAGCTCGAAACGCTGGAGGCTGTCGGGACGGACGGCCGCGTGCTCGGCGGAACGACCCGCTCGGGTTCGCGCTTTACGTTCGACGTGATCCTCGAAGGGCGTACGCCTGAGGAGGCCGCGTCGAAGCGGGAGTCGGTCGCGCTCGCGCTCGACCCCGCTCGGGGCGAGCAGCGGCTCACGTTCGACGCCGCGCCGGGGTGGCAGTGGGCCGGTATCCTCTCCGCGTCTATCCGCTGGCAGCGGGTGACGTGGGACGCGGGGGCCGGCTACAAGCTCCGCGCCGACGTCACGTTCGACTGTCTCGAAGCGTTCGGCCGGCCGATCGCCGAGGAAGCGTGGCAGCACTTCACCCCGGGGAACCGGACCGTGCGGCGCGCGCTGGGCAACGCACGGAGCTATCCGACCGTCGAAATCGAGGGGGTGCTCTCGGCCTCGCAGAAGGTGTCGATCCGGGTCGCGGACCTCGCGGTGGATGTCGCCGGCCCTCTTCAGTCGGGGCAGGTGCTCCGGCTCGATTGGGACAAGTTCGACTTCGGTAAGTGGGTCGGGCCGGTCAAGGTCGCCTCCGTCGTGCGGGCGATGTCCACGCTCGACCGGGCGGAGCTTTGGCCGGGCGAGAGCGCCGCATTCAACGTCGCGACAACGGGGTCCGTTTCTCGGGTCGCGCTGATCGCCAATTCAAGGAGGCAGTGACCTATGGGCTGGGATTCGAGGTTTGCGTGGTCGGGTGAAACGCCGCTGTCGTGGCCGGGCCTGGAGCCCGTCGCGCTGGGACGATTCTCGTCGCGTAACGGACTCGAATTCCCGGACGCGGTAGACCCGGAGCGGGTGTGGGAGGCCGTCAACGTCGATTTCGCGGGGGCTACCTCCGGGGCGTACATCGACGGGCGCTGGGGAAAGCAGATCGGCCTCAACAGGGTCAACCCGTCCGCCGAGAAGCACCGGATCACGCTCCCGCATTTCGACGGGCTGTGGCCGGCGTCCGGCCGGCTCCTCGTCGGCCTCTGGGTTCAGCAGACCTACTCGATGGGTTTCAGCCCGCTGCTGTCTACGCGCGGCGGCTCGTCGCCGATCGTCTATCTGTCGACCTACCAGGGCGGCTCGATCCGTCAGCAGGTGTACGGGGCCGGCGCGGCGCTCCGCCACGACAACTACGAGGACACCGCCTGGATCGGGACCACCGGGTTCCAGTGGATCGGCCAGTACGTCGACATGGACGCGCGGACTACGCGCCTCCTCATCGTGGACCGGGCATCCGGCCGGTCGTTCATCGGGCCGGCTCGGTCGTTCTCCGGGGCGGTGAACCCGACGTCGAATGCCGACCTCGATGTGTTCTCGCTCCAGACGGCCGGCTACTGGACGAGTGGCTACGTGGACGAGGTGCTCGTCGCGCACCCGGACGCGTCGTTCGATGTGCAGGCGTTCGTCACCGCGCTCGCCGGCGGCACCTGGGCGCGCGGTGCCGACGAGACCGTGGCCGGGAAGTTCGACGTCACCGATACCGCTGTCACCGCGAACGCCGCGGGCGTGCTCCAGACCGGCGCGGAGCAGGTGTCGTGGACCGAACGGCCCGAGGCGTCGATCGCATCCGCTGTCCCCTACTGGTCGACGGATGCCGGCGCGACATGGGAGACCGGCACGCTGCCGGCTACGTTCTCCGGCCTCCTCCGCTGGGAGGTACCGCTGACGGCCGGCGCTACGTTCCGGGGCGTCGAGCTGCTGCCTCCGCGGCCTACGCTCGCCGCTATCCCGGCGCAGCAGGTGCTCCAGCAGGGGACGCTTACGGTCCCGCTCACGGCTACGTGGGCCGGCACGGCGCGCTGGGATGTGGTCGCCCCGGGCGTCCAGGCGGACGTGTCGGGAACGACGCTCACGCTGCGACCGGGCTGGGCCTCCGGCGACATCGTCGTCGTGGTCACCGTCCGGGATGACTGGGACCGGGCGGCCTCGCGGTCGTTCACCCTCACCGTGTCTCCTCAGCCGTGGGACCCGCCCGAGGCTCCGCAGTACCCGCGTACGCCGATCATCATCGGGGAGGGGCCGGAGGCCGAGGCGGTGATCGACGCGCTCGCCGCGAAGGTCATCAAGGAGGTCAACGGCGAGCACTCGCTCGAGTTTTCGCTCCCGCTCCGGCACGCGAAGTCGGGGAAGGTCGTTAACGAGGAGCCGGTCGAGCTGGCCGGCGAGCTGTACCGTATCCGCCGCGTGACGACATCGCGCAAGGGTCGCGCGCCGGCCCTGGAGGTGTACTGCGAGGCGAAGTTCTACGACCTCGCGTATGCCGGCCAGGTGCCGGCTCGCGAGTACCTCCAGGCGGCTGCGGGAACAGCGATCGAGGATGCGCTGGAAGGCACCGGGTGGACGCTCGGCGCGGTCAACGTGACCACCCGCCGGACGTACTCGGTCGAGGAGTCCTCCCCGCTCGCGATGCTGCGGCTGATCCAGCAGCAGCACGGCGGCGACCTCCTGTTCGATGGGCACGCGCAGACGGTGTCGCTCGTGTCGCAGTCCGGCCGGGATAACGGCGTCGCGTTCCTCTACGGGCGCTCGCTGTCCGACTCGAAGCGGGTAGTCGACACGACGTCGCTCGTGACGCGGATCATCGCGCGGAACGCGGACGGCGTCGGTATCGAGACCGTGAACGGCGGGTCACCGTGGGTGGAGGACTTCACCTACACCGACGAGGTCCGCTCGGCGGTCTACGACTTCGCGTCCGGCACCTCGCCGTTCACGATGTTGTCGATGGTGCAGGCCACGCTCGCGGCCCGATCCAAGCCGTCCTACTCGTACGAGTTCACCGTCGCGGACCTCTCGCGCGCATCCGGCCAGGCGGTCGATGCGTTCGACGTCGGCGATGTCGTGACGGTCGTGGACTCCGAGCTGGACATCCGGGAGGCGCAGCGCGTCCTCCGCGTCGAGCACGACGTGATGCGACCGTGGGCGTCGAAGATCACGCTCTCGGGCAAGCTACGCGAGCTGGGGTCTTCCTCGGCCGCGCAGGAGGCGGCGCTCTCCTCCGGGGCGACATCGAACACGTTCGACCTCGTGCCGTACAACCTCCTGAAAAACGGCCGATTCGACAACATGCTGGCGCACTGGGCATCCTCCGGCGCGCGGGTGGTCGAGGGGCATGGGACTGGCGACTACGCCGTCCGATTCGAGGGGTCCGGTACTCGCTGGATCGAACAAACGGTGCAGCCCGACAACCGGGACGTCTACTCGCTGTCGCTGGATGTGTCGTCTACCGGGGCCGGCGTCGTGCCGAACCTCCGGGCGATCGCAACCGTGCATTACGAGGACGGAACGTCCGAGGCGATCCCGGTCGAGCTGGGGTAGGAGGTCAACATGCAGGGCACGTTCCGCGTGAACAAGCGCGTGGCTCGGGTCACGCTCCGCATCGAAATCACCGATCCGGCGGCTGCGCTCGACGTGACCGATGTGATGCTCCAGCCGGGGAACGCCGCCTCCGGGTTCCTGCCGCATGTGTCCGAGCTGCCGTGGTCGGCGGGGGTGTCCGCGTGACTCGCGTCATCGCGCGTATCCCCGCCGCCCGCGGCCGCGTGGAACGCATCACCGTGCAGGTCCGCGTGGAGGACATCCCGGATGGCGTCGCGGTCGATGTGGCCGACGTGCAGCTCCAGGGCGGCGCGGACCCCTCGGGGGTCGTCCCGCACCCGTCCGACGTCGCGGTGCGGTCCGGGCAGCGGCAGTTCCGGAACGGGGTCGTTACGCGCTCGGACACGATCATCGCGCTCGCGAACCCGGACCGGGCCTCGCCTACCCGAGTGCATGTCTCGGCGGCCGGCGACGTCCGCGTGGGGAGCTACCGCTTCGGGGCCGTGAACGGCTCCGCTACCGCGGACGGCGCGGCCGGCACGGCAACCCAGGGATGGGGCCGTGTCCCCGTCGTCACTGAACGTTCCGACCTGCAAGCGCAGGTCATCATCTCCCGACCCACCCACGTCACCGTCGAGTGGGTCGACCGAATGTAGGAGGCCCCGTGCGGACATGGGTGTGGGTCGGGCATATGTGGACCGACCGGGTGCGGGCCGCACTCGATTTCTACGGGGATCGGATGACGGATGTCTCGATCTTCGGATGGTTCGTGAACGCCGCCGGCGAGCTCTCGCTGACGTTCGACCCGGACCAGCTCCTCCCCTACCGGGAGAAGTGGCCGCACCTGCGGTTCTGGCTCGCGTTCCGAAACGACGGCAACCAGGCGATTTTCCAGGCGCTCCTCGACCGGCCGGCATCGTCCGCGCGGCTCGTGCAGCGGCTCGGCGAGGAGCTGGACAAGTATCCGTGGCTGTCGGGAATCGACATCGACCTGGAGCGCGGGGGGCCGGCGCGGAATGCCGTGCCGGCGGAGGACCTGTTCCGCCGCATCGCCGAGGTCGCGCATGTGCGAGGTCTGGAGTGCGCGGCCGCGCTGCCTCCGCTGACGATCGACGGCTCGGTCGGCGGCGAGGACTGGGTGCGGTATAAGCAGCTCGGGCAGATCCTCGACCACCTGGCGATCATGTCGTACGACTTCGCATGGTCGGGCTCCGCGCCTGGGCCGGTGTCGCCGGGCTTCTGGATGAAGAACGTCTATGACTGGGTGACGTCGCAGGTGGACCCGTCGAAGCTGATGATGGGCCTCCCGCTCTATTCGTACTTCTGGCAAATCCACAACTACCCGTCCGCGCTCGGGCTGACCCACCGGGGCGCGTCGGGAACCTACTACGCGGCGTGGCAGTACTTCACCGGTTACACCGCCGCGGACGGCTCGGACGGCTCGGGCAACCTGCGCCGCATCGGATGGCTCGCGTTCCGGGAGCCGGACTCCGCGTCCGCCTGGGGCCTCCTCGGGGTATACGACTGGCGCCACGCCTACGACTTCGACGCGGGGACCGCGGTGGGCATCTCGCGGATGGTCTACGACGGCAAGCCGTACACGGTCCGCTATGGCAAGCCCTCGGGCACGCCGATGTGGTCGGTCGCTGACAACTCCGGATTGAACACCGGAGCGACGTACACGCTCACCCCTCGTCGGGTGCGCGACGTCGCCGGGAACCTCGTCGCTCCGAAGCGGGGGTACACCCTGACGATCGAGCTGCTGAAGCGGTATCCGGTCGCCGCGACGATCCTGGACGACAACACGGGCACCGAGGGGCAGCTCGAACAGGTATACCGGACCGTCGCGGGCTGGTGGGGCCGCTGGGAGGGGGCCGGCGGGTATTCGCAGTACCGCGGGAACGGGCAGCTCAACCTCGCGAACGACTTCACCAACAAGGCGCTGTACCTCCAGGTACGGGGGCAGTTCGCCGGCGAGGGCTGGGCGGGCGTCACCGTCCGCGGCGTGACCGCTGAGGCTCATCCCTCGGGGCGGGTCCGCGTCCGCGTGGGGCCGAACGTGCTCGCGGAGACCTCGGTCGCGTCGCGCCCCGTGGGGGCCGCCGCCGGCAGCGGGAGGTTCCACCTCGGGCTCCGCGTCCGCGAGGGCTCCGCCCGCGTCTACTACGCGCTCACCGACACGAACGAGCTTCCGCGCGTGCTGCACGTCGGCGTGACCCCCTCGGGCGGCACGGCCGGCATCGTGGCCGACAACACGTTCTGGGTCGACCGGGTCTATGTCGGCGATGGCTGGTACTACCAGCCGCGCGAGCAGGTCGTCGTCGCCGCGGGCGGGCAGCAGTGGACATTCGGGTTCCTCCCCCGGACCGGCATCCAGTGGTTCGGGAACACGTTCCGGCCCGTGGCGGATGTGGATGAGTGGGAGACCCGGTCCGCCGGCTACTCGCTCGATTGGGTCTACGAACATTGGACGTTCGCCCCGCTCGAAGCCGACAAGCCGCAACAGGTGCAGGTCCGCGCGCTCGATCACGACGTGTGGGTCGGCCGCGTGTTCGCGTGCGATGTCGACGGCGCGTCGATCGCGTACTGGTCGGATGCCGACACGGTCGTCCACTGGCGCGACCGTGCCGTGAACGACTGGGGCCTCTCCGGTATCGCGCTGTGGACGCTCGGCCAGGAGGACATGCGGACCTGGGACGCGCTCGCGGGCGGCGAACTCTCCGCGGAGACCAAGCGACTGAATATCTGACCCGCTGGGCGCTCGCGCTCAGCTCCCCGGACCCGACAGCACCCCCGCTGTCGGGCCTTTGCCATGCCCGACGAAAGGACAACATCATGGCGCAGTTGAAGAACCCCCCGATCGTCCAGCACCGCCTCCCGTGGGCCTGATCCGCGGCATCCGAGCAGCCTGGTTCCGCATCCGTGAACCGCGGGTATTGCGCGTCCTCTACTGGTTCGCGTACCTGATCGCGTTCCTGGTCGGGGTCGGCACGTTGCTGAACCCGTCCGACGCGATCGAGAACGCATGGGGTCCGTGGGTCGCGATGTCGTGGGCGGCTTTCTGGGCGCTCGGCGGCGTGGCCGGCATGGCTACGTGCCTCACCGGCTGGTGGCAGGTCGAACGCTCGGCGGTCGGGCTGATCCTGACCGGGCTCGGCATCTACGCCGTCGTGCTCGGCGTGCTCGCCGTCCTCCGCGGCAACAGTCCGTCGTGGATCGCGACCGTCTCGCTCGCCGTCCTGCTGTTCATCATCCGCCTGGTGCTCATACGAGGGCACGACTTCGAACCCAGGGGGTAGCTCATGGAGTGGGCTCGCGATTTGGCCCTTGTCCTGTCGAGCATCGGGGCGGCTGTATTCGTCCCGAAGATCCTCGCGGCCGCGTGGCGCGCTCTCACGGGCGCACCGCAGCGGCAGCGGCGGGAGATTGAGCGCGTGCGGGATGACGCCCGCTCGGCCGACCACCGCGCCGACCAGGAGGCGCTCCGCCGCCGTGTCGCGCAGGAGCACGCCAGCCACCTGCGCCGGCTGCTGTACGAGGCCCCGTGCGTGGACGTTACGACGATCCCGCCGTGGCCGGCATACCCAGATGGAAGGAATGCAGATGAAGAAGATTCGTGAGTGGTTCACCGATGCGCGCCGGCAGGCGTTGCACGCTGCGTTCGGTAGCGTCGCGGCGCTCGCCGTCGCGGTCGGGTGGATCAACGAGGACCAGTCGACGGTCCTCCTCGGTTTCGCCGGCTCCGCGCTCGCGCTCGCGCAGGGCGTGGTGGGGCTCGCGCTGCTGCGTCCGAGTGACGCCGCACGCTGGTTCCCCACGGCCGGCCGTGGACTGATCTACGCGGCGGCCGCGGCCGCCGGCGCGGTGGGAATCGCGTTCGGCCTGTGGGGCGACGCGGATGTGACGTACTGGCTCGGAATCGGCTCCGTGGGCCTGACTGTCGTGTCGTCGTTCCTGTCCGTGGTGAACGTGCAGACCGTGCCGGCCTCGCCGGACGGTGTGCCGCTGAGTCGCCGCGAGTACCGCGCTCAGATCGCCCCTCGGGCGTAGCAACACATCGGCCCCGGGCCTCCCCTACACGGGGCGGTCCGGGGCCGTTTTCTGCGTTCAGGCGGCTGCTACCGCCCGGGCCTCTACTTCGGCGCGCACGAGGGCGTACGCGCGCTCTCCGATGCGGTGCGCGGCGAGCTTCCCCTCGGCGATCATCTGCCGGACGCGCTGCTGCGTGACGCCGAGGATGGCGGCCGCCTCCGGCGCGCTGACGAGTGCAGGTACGGGGAGGTCGTTCTCGCGCTCGTCCGCCTCGCGCTCGGTGAGGACGTCGAGGTGGATGACCGGTCCGCCGAGGGCGTGCTCGACTACGGTCGCGGCTGTGATGGCTGCCTGGACGATGCTGTCGGCCGGGAAGGTGATCCGGGCGGCCCGGTACCCCCTCGGGGTGATGGTGAGGGCCGGCGCGTATGCGGCGAGGGCGGCCATCGCGGTGTCGGTCTCGTCGGGGCGGAGGTCGGCGCGGGTCGCGACCTCGACCTCCGCGGTGTAGTGCTCCATCGTGTTCTCCTATGCTGTGGGCGCGGGACCGGGATGCTTGCTTCATCCCGGTCCCGTCCGGTTATCGGCGGGGCCGGAAGCCGGCCCGTTTGGCGTGGCCCATGCTGTTCTTCCAGGAGCGGCCGTCGCTCGGCGTTCCGGAGAACACCGTGATCCACGCCCCGTCCTTTCGGACGATCACGTGCCCCTGGCCGGTCACCGTGCAGGTGAACCCCTGGGCCTCCAGCTCGCGGACGAGCTTCTTCAGTTCCTTCTTCATCTTCCCCCCTTTCGCTGCGGTAATGCAACGCTAAGTCCACGCTTGCGCTAGCGCAATGCACGGGTTGCAACATCTCGGAGTTGCAACCTCCGGCGAAGGTGTCTAACGTAAGTACCAGTAACCGGTACGCAACCGAAGGAGCTAGACATGAACACCACCGCCACCGCCACCGCCACCCGCCGCCCCGCCTGGGACGTGCTCGGAACCCGCCTCGCCGGAGTCACCGGCTCGATCGACGCGATGAAGGAGGCCGACCTCGCCGGCTGGAACGTCCGGAAGGTGCCGCTGTACTTCGAGGACGACTCGCCGGCATGGGACGGCGCACGGGTCGACGTCGCGGACCGCTGGGCGACCGTTCGCACCGACCCCCGCAACGATCGCACCGAGTACATCGGCGTCGTCGGCGGTCAGTACACCCCGATCCAGAACGAGGAGCACGCCGAGCTGCTGGACGCCGTCGTGGATGCCGGCGGGGCCGAGTGGGTCGCGGCCGGCGCGTCGCATGGCGGCCGCCGCACCTTCATGACGATGCGGCTCCCCGAGGAGGTCAACATCGGCGGGCAGGACGCGCTCAACGTGTTTCTCGTCGCTTTCAACAGCCACGACGGATCGTCGTCGTTCAAGTTCGCCGTGACGCCCGTCCGGGTCGCCTGCACCAACATGCAGAACGCCGCGATGCGGAACGCTAAGTCCTCGTTCTCGATCCGCCACTCGTCCGGCGCGAGCCGGGAGCTGGCCGAGGCCCGCCGCGCGCTCGGACTGACCTACAAGTACGTGGAGGAGTTCGAGGTCGCCGCCGAGGAGCTGTACGCGCAGGACTTCACGAACCGCGAGTTCGACGCCTACGCGGCCCGCCTGTTCAACATCGCCGACGAGGGGAAGGCGTCGAAGAAGGCCATCGAGAAGCGCGACGGGCTCCTCGCGCTCTACCGCGAGAGCGACACGCTCGACGGTATCCGCGGCACCCGCTGGGGCGCGTACCAGGCGGTGACCGAGTACGTCGACCACGTGGCTCCGGTCCGCGGCCGCGACGTCGTGCTCGCTCGGGCGACGCGCTCGTTCGACGGCGCGGCGCAGCGCATGAAGGCGTCGGCGTTCGCCCTCCTCCGCTAACCCCTCCACAACCCCGGGCCGGGGCCACGCGCCCCGGCCCCTCGAAGAACGGAACCGACCATGAACACCAACACTCACCGCGTGTCGTCGGGGGGCTCGGCGCTCGCCGCTATCCTCTCGCTCGCCGCTCTCGTCGTCGTTGTCGTCGTCGTCGCCGCGGCGCTCCTCCTCGGGGCCGGCTATGTCGCATTCGTGCTGCTGGACCTCTCCGGCATCCCGAGCACCGGCAACTGGATGGGCCGGCTGTGAGCGCCGGGACTGTCCGGGTCGCTCCTCGCGCGCGCGGTAGGGTCGGTCGCATGGGTGACGCCGACTTCATCGACCTCGCGGCGATCGCTGAGTTGCTCGGGGTGCAGCACAACACCGCGCAGGTCTATCACAAGCGGGCTGTCCGCGGCCGGCGCGAGGGTACCGAGAAGCCGTGGGACATGCCGGCTCCGGATGCCGTGTTCGGCCGCCGGCCTGTGTGGCGCGAGGGGACGATCCGGAAGTGGATCGAGGCCCGCCCGGGGACGAACACCGAGGCCGCGACCGAGGCGCGTCGCGGCGGCCGCTCGTGATCGATGAAACCGTGCGCCGGCACGCCCGCGTGCTGGCCGACCAGGCGGACGCGATGATCCTGCGGATGATGGCCGACCCGCGCGGCTGGGGTGTGCTCGAGCACCGGACGGTGGACTACTCGCCGCGGGTCGCTGAGGACGGCACGGTGTCGCTCTCCGCGGGCACGGAGTGGGTGCTGTCGCCGCTCGTGCCGTTCGGCCAGTGGCACACGCACGAGGTCGTCGCCGGCCGCCCGTGCGCCGCGTGCGAGGCCGCCGGCTGAAGCCCGGGATTGCAGTCCTCGCCGCAGCTCTGTAACGTATGTACCAGTAAGCGGTACACACCAACCAGGGAGCTAGCCATGAACACCACCCCCTCCGTCCTCCTGAGCGTCAACAGCCACGCCGGCTACTCGCCCGAGCAGATCACCGACACGCTGACGCTGGGCGAGCTGCTGGAAGCCGTGGAGCAGGCGATCGAGGACTTCGGCGCGGAGGCCCGGATCGTAGTCGCGAACGGTCAGCGCTACGGGGCCGGCTTCGGCGGTATCCCCCGCCGCGAGGACCTGTTCGAGCGCGTCGAGGAGGAGTTCGGCTACGCCTGCACCAACTGCGATGCCGAGGGCCTGGACGACGAGGAGGCGTTCGCGCACTCGCGCGAGAACCGGCACTGCCTGGTCGATGTGGAGGGCCGCGAGGCCTACTGCTACCGCGCGGACCACTGAGCCCCCGGGGTGCCCGGGATTGCAGACCGCCGGGCACCCCTGTAACGTATGTACCAGTAAGCGGTACACACCAACCAAGGAGCTAGCCATGCAGATCGAAACCCTCTCCCTCCTCGAAGGCCTCTACATCCTCGCGATGGATTCGGACGACGTGGACGCGACGAACATCACCGCCCGCGTCCGCAACGCCTCCGAGGTCGTCGTGCGGGAGCGCCTCGGGGGCCGCTGGGACGTGCTGCACGCGAAGCGCTCCGTCGACAGCGTGGACGACATCCTGATCCTCGTCACCGAAAACGGCCACCGCGACATCTTCCGCTGA